AACAAAAGAATTACTGGAGGAACCAAATGAATTACAAGATTAAACCTTTAGAATGGGAGTATGAAGACATATCTGGAATATATGATGATTTGGAAGGGGAGTGGAGTGCTTATAATGTATTTGGGTGCTTTTTCATAAAGAAGTACAAAGACAAGGATGAGTTGTTAGTTAGTTGTGTTTTTTATGGTTCTGATAGAACGTACTATGATGCAAACTCATTAGAAGATGGCAAACGTATTTGCGAAAAAATATGGGAAGATAGACTTAAAAAGTGCTTAATTGAGGATAATATGAAGTGGCATGAATCGTTTAGAGATCAAATGATAGAGTGTCGAGATAGTGGGAACTCATTCATAATAAAGAACCCAGCAAAACCGAAAGATAGTATAATTGTATGCGCATATTTCAAAACTTATTGCCATTCCAAGGCTTGTTTAGATAAACGATGTGCAGAAGAATATAAAAGAATTAAGGATGATATCTATTAAAATTAAAGAGGGAAATAAATAATGAAAAAAGATTCTCTTGGGGATAGAATGAAATCTAATTATGAGAATAGATATAGAATAAAATTATCCCGCAGAACACCGGTTATTATAAGATTAGATGGTAAATCATTTCATAGACTAACTAAAAAATATGATAGACCTTTTGATGCTAGATTTCAAGAAGTAATGCAAAATACAGCTTTGAATCTTTGCTTAAAAATACAAGGAGCTAAATGTTCATATACACAATCAGATGAAATATCTATTCTATTGACAGACTTCGATAAACTTACAACCGATGCATGGTTTGATTACAATCTACAAAAAATAGTATCAATATCAGCTGCTGAAGCATCTGCTTATTTTAGCAAAAATCTAGAGGGAAGTAAAATAGCTGTGTTTGATAGCCGAGCTTTTAATATACCTAAAGAAGAAGTTTGTAATTATTTCATATGGAGACAGCAAGATTGGATACGTAATTCAGTATCTATGTTAGCTCAATCCTATTATTCGCACAAAGAATTGCATAAAAAGAATTTGTCAGATATGCATGAAATGATATTCAAGAAACGAGATAACTGGGCTAACTTAGATGCAAAATGGAAGAATGGTGTATTATTATTAAAAAATGATCAAGGTGATTGGGAATCAAGATCCGATGTTATATTTACAAAGAACAGAGAAATAATATATCAATTAATGATACCTATTGAAGAATAAATTAATAAAGGAGAATTAAATGCCATACGTAGTAAAGAAAAGAAGACCCGATCTTGATAAAGTTGTAGATCTTTTAGTAGCGTCTAATTTGGTATATGGAGAATTCGAAAGTTTTTTATATCACCTTGCATTTAATGTAAGATCATTGTGGTCGTTCCGTTTGTCAAAAGCATTAGAGATGGTAAGAAGTGTGGGAGTAAAACCTAATGGCGATATAAATTATATAATTTTTAAATACTGCAAATATCATATTGACCCATCCTATAATAATTACAAAAACTTTATGGGTGAAATATATAGAGCCGCAACCAATTATACAGGTATTTCCGATGCTTACAAAGATGAGTATAGAGAATCGGAACAATGGATTAGAATAAAATTACTAACGCCTTATGAGGAAAAAGCTATTAAAAGAAATGGAGATGTGTAATGACAATATATTTTGAATGTCCTTGGTGTGGTAGGGAGGACGATATTGAGTTTGAGTATGTACCAATAGAAAATTATTGTAGTTATTGTAATGGTAAGATAGCAATATATATTTTAAAAGGATGGGGGTCAGAAAAAAAGAATGAAATTTGTAAAGAAGAAACCTAAAAGCGAGATAATATATCTGGCTTTGCCATATATGCACGAGAATAAGTTTATTATGGAGTTCAGGGCTATGGTATCTGACGTTATATGCGCAGATCTGATGAACAAGGGTCATATAGTTTATGCTCCTATAAGTTCATGTCATTACATAGCTGTAAAATATGGGCTACCGAGGCAATGGGAGTTCTGGGCTAAAATGGACGAAGAGTTTATAAAAGTAAGTGGTAAAGTATTAGTAATTACCCTTAAAGGATGGAAAGAATCTGTTGGTGTTAAGGCTGAAATGGAGATAGCTAAAAAATATGGAGTACCAATAGAGTTTATAGATCCAGAGCCTTATATTAGTTTACGTAAATTTTCTAACCCGCCGAAATCTGATAGTGGTATGGAGGAAATTGAGGAGAATAAACATGAGTAAAAAAATAGCAAATGCAAGAAAAACAATGGCGGAAGCCTTCGAAAAAGATCCTGGTTTTAGAGATGTATACCAAGCTAATATAACCATGTATATCTGGGATAGGAAAAGAGAAGGCAAAACATTTAATAAAGAACAATGTAATGAAGTAGCTGATGGATTGATAAAATTGATTTTTGAATCGTAAGGAGAATTAATATGAATGAGGAATTAAATGAACTTTATAAAAAAATAGAAGCTCTGTTTCCTAATGTAGAAGAATCGGAACTAATTACAGGAGAATTATCAGAAATAAATCCAAAGAAACGGCACTATATTTATTTAGCCGGAGCAATTAGTGATGATATGAGGACGTATGAATGGAGAGATGAATTTACCGAATCATTTAAGGATGAACCAAGAGTGGTTATTGTAAATCCTTGCGCTAATCAAGCGGAGTTGGCTCTAAAGAACAAAACCAAGGGCGGGCTAAACTATGTAAAAGCTATAACCAAAGTTTCGCAAAAGATATTACGTGCTAAAGACTATCAGTTGGTCAAGATTAGCAACATCATCGTTGTGCATCTTGGTTTCACTACGCACGACAAGCCTCTTGTAGGAACCATACAAGAATTAGCATGGGCACACGACATCTTTTATACGCCCATTATTGCTATAACTTCTGGCATTGACAATATATACACCAATCACCCATGGGTCGACGAATGTTGCAGTGCTAAAGTTGAGACTGTGGCGGAAGCCGTGAATATAGTAAATACATTCTTTATGGACTATTAAATGAAATTCTTATTACCAATACAAAAACAACAATATGGTCCAGCAAAAGATTTATTTTGCGCAAAATGTTTAACCCATGAAAGGCATTTCGAAGGGGGAGGGAGTTGGTCTCCAGATTTATGTCCATGTGGATGTGAGGACACTATTATATGGCACAAAATGAGTTTATCACAAAAATTTATAGCTCAAAAAGTTTATTGGGAAAATGAAGAGAAAATAAAGGATATTCAAGATGGATAAACTGGAAAAAGTTAAAAAAATAGAATATCTAAAGGATCATTCCGCATGTACAGACCTACAGCGAAATGCGCTTGGAAAGATGTTTCAGAGAACACTACGAGAAATGTTCGATGAGTTGTGCGAGGAATATAATATTTGTAACATATGTGGTAAAGATTTAAAGATGAATCAAAAGCTAATGATCGATCATTATCCAAGCACATTTGTTTATAGAAATATTTGCCCAGATTCAGAATGTAAATATAATAAAATCTTAATAAGAAGGCTACGAGAACAACCTTTTTAAATGCAGGAGAATAATATGAACAGACCACGGTATATTAAAGTTAGATTACATGGTGGAAATAGTTATATTCAACCTGTCAGCGAGATATTTACAGCAATAGATGGCGAGTTAGACGGTCTGTGTATAGGAGATAAAATAACATTAGATTTTGAGGCTGTGGATATTACGGACGAAGAGTATGAAAATTTACCAGAATTTGAGGGGCATTAAAATGAAATTAAGAATTAAGGATATTAAGTTTTATATTAAAAGAAAATATGCTGATATAAGAAATTTAGATATGGGGGGGGGTATCAAAAGCTATTTTGGAATAAAGATAATATTATAGAATTTTGGCTAGAGGGATTCAATAATGAAGGTCTTGACAAAGCCTTTGTTCATCTACATGAGATATATAAAAATATTTTGCGAGAAGATCCACAATGGCATTATTTTTACGAAGATCACTATAGTTTAATTAGATGTTCTTACAAGTATTGTTATAGGGTTAAGAAATATCTTGATGATAATAATATAAGATATGAATGGCCTATAAAAACATGGAATGAAAACACATACATGACTTGTGAGTATAAGCATATTTACACTGAATTATTTCATTTATTTTCCACCTTGGTTATGGAAATGTATGAAAAGGATGATGGTATCTATTTATATCACGCATCTGATAGGATTATACATCCATTTCTAAATCATGCATTGTATCTAGCAGTTATATCTGGACAAACAGAGTGGTATGAAGAACGGGGGTTTGACGTACAGGAGTGGGAATCTATAAAAATGATGGATTTAGCCAGAGGTAGGGCTCACCATATAGGTGTGATAGTCGGTGAAAAGAATGTAATAAAAAGAATCACTGAACGAGAGATGGAAAAAGAAAAGGAGGGTCTAGCAAATTCGGAATAATATTCTATAATATTGATAGGGACAATTCCATAATTGCAGCTTACGCTGACGCCGTGTAGGTAAAATTATATAGGAGCTGTCAGTTATGGAATCAATACTAAAACAGGGGAAAAATATGGAACTAAAAACAGGAGATATAATATTTACCTCCAAAGAATCCATAATAGTTAGATTTATGCGACTATTTCAAAAGGATCCTGTTTTTTGGGGGCATGTTTTAATCGCTAAAGATAATGAAACCGCATGGGAAGCGGGACCAGTATTGAGAGAAACCGATATAAAATGGAAGTTATTAAAAGAGTCCTCATGGAAAATAATCAGAAAAAAAGACCTCACTGAACATCAAAAAGAAATAATGAAAAAAGTGGCTCCTAAATTATTGGGGCAGCCTTATAGTATTTCTCGTATTATTCTACAATTACTGGACCACGTATTTGATACAAACGGATTCACCATGATATTTGGAAATAAATATTCCCAGGTATGTTCTAGTTATGTAGCTTGGATATACTGGGTTGCTTGTAAACATAAATTCAACGGGGTAGAGTGGCAATCCTGTGACCCAGATGATATAGAAGATGATCAAATAAACAACCCTAATTTATGGGAGATAATAACTACATACGGAAAGCAGAGGGAAATGTAATAAATAGGACTGGAAATAATAAATAACACAAGGAATAATTAAATGGAAATTTTAAGTAAAACAGAAAGACAAATATTAATTAATCAATACGAAATATTAAAAATACTGGATAGCAAGGAGTCTGCATATTATAGTAGCTGCATAAATATATTACGTAATGGATATGAATGGCTATATCACCGCAATATTTCAGATTTACCAGATACTATGCCAAGTAATGAGAGCCAATTTGTAGTAGAAGTACTTATGATGTACCAATTTATACATGATTTTATAAAGTCTAACCCCGAGTATGATGAAATTTCGAACCATAGTTACGCATATTTCTGTGGGTTTGATGGGAATAATGAGAGCCAATATATGGGATTTACCAGATTTTTTGTCGATGATATGAATCGATTTGAAAATTTAAAATTTCATAGTAATAAGGATAGATTTAATAGTCATTGCCCCATGGCAAATAAATATAGAGGTATGATCAATAAATGTAAGTCATTTGGTATTAAAACTAGTTCTTCGATTTCAAAAGAAGAGGTTTTGGAAATTTTAAATGCTGAACCCGAAACTAAATACAAGATTATATCATAATGGGTGTATAAAAAAATGGGCGATTTAGGAAAATATTTCAACAAACATGAGTTTGAGTGTAAATGTGGTTGTGGTAAAATAGATATGGGTAAAAATTTTATATCCAAATTAGATTTAGCCAGAGAAATTTCAGATACCTCTTACGTTATAAACAGCGGATATAGATGCGAATCACATAATGATGCTGTAGGAGGAAAATCTGATTCCGCTCATTTAAAAGGATTGGCAGCAGACATTAAAGCTACTGACTCTAGAAAAAAATTCAATGTAATTAAAGGATTAATAGAAGCAGGCTTTAATAGAATAGGCATTGATAAAGAGTTTATACATGTAGATTTCGATGATACTAAAGATAAAGATGTTATATGGTTGTATTAAATAATTAAGGAGTATTTATTATGGGATGGTGTTCAGGAACACGGATATTTGACGCCTTTTGTAGCATAATGTTTGATCCAGAAAATACAGATTTCAACGAAATTTTAAAGCAGTTTATAGAAGAACTTGAATATATGGATTGGGATTGTCATCGGGATAGCGCTTATTGGGACACTCCCGTTGTCCAAAAAGCTATGAGGGAATTACATCCAGATTGGTTTGAGGACAAAGAAATTTAATCAGTGGTTTAATTTGGATTAATAACTGTTAACTTATATGTTGTGCGCCATAGCCAAATAGATAGACACTGAGGGGGGAGATGGGACACGATGTATTTATGAATAGGTTAAGAACAGATATTAATAAGAAACATGAAGTAATGCATCAACACCGATAATAAACTATCCATTTATAATAGAGGATTTATATTTTATTAAGGAGGGCACATGAAATTTTTTGTGCATAATAGCGATGCCTTTTAGTTAAATTTATAACTAGGAGGTATCATTATGTATATCATAGAACCATATAAGGCAAAAATTCGTCTTATAAGTAATTTGAATGGTCTTGTAGAGGTGTATCCTAACTACGAGTCCTTTCTTAATAATTTAACCTACGATTTCATAGATAAACGCATTGTAACCACTTTCAAAGATTGGCCGAATGTTAACTGGTGGTTATGGGGATTAAGGGAATCAAGATACGAACTTTTCGTTGTCCGTGACGAGTTCGGCAGTGTTTTTAGTCGCACAGAAATTTATAACGACTTTAAAGAAATACGCGCTAAAAAACATACCTCTAAATGGATCGAATTTTGGAATCGCAGATATGATTTTGTATATAGATATACACCGGTTCCTCGTACAGGTAAAATAAGAAGTCATTTCGGTAATTATTATAAACGACCTAAAACTACGCAAGAGCGTAGATGGTCTTTTGCTCATGTGAAATACGTAAGAGGTAAAAGACGTTCTCATGTGCTACCCAATGTTTGGGATGACAAACAGAGAGGTGACATAGATAACAGAAAATGTTGGAAAAACAAAAAAATAAAAAAGCAGTGGATGAAAAATCTTGGTTAATTAAAGTTGAAATGAATTCTGAAGAATGCCCTGAAAGATTTAAGAAATGGAATCCTCCAAAAAATGGGTATTTCTGTAAAATCAGTAATAAAAGATGTAGTAAAACAAATTGCAAAAAGCGGGCATAGCTCAGTGGTAGAGCATCTGGTTGCCATCCAGAATACGGGAGTTCGATTCTCCTTGTCCGCTCCAAATAAATAAGGGGAGATACGATGGATAGAAAAAAATTGTTAAGACGTAAAAAAGTATTAACAAATCAGATTCGTATTTTCAAGAAAAAGATTGTAGATTCAACATCGGAAAGCACAGAACAGATGCTACTTGAAAAGTTGGAGGATATAAGAGCAAGTTTATCTAAAATAGAAAAAAGACTGAGATCGTAATGTTTGAGGACTTAATAAAAGAAAAGAAAAAACAAATAGAAGAACAAATGGATAGTAATGTATATTTATATTGCACAATGTGTGGATATACGATGAAAGCAATGGTAAATATTTGTCCAATTTGTGGCGCCGCCATGATAGGCGCACCTGAGTAAAAGGAGTAGACATGACATAGATTCATAAAATGGAATATGGGTAGGTTGCCAGAGGGCCTCCTTGAATATTGTCTTAAAAATAAAAATAAAAATTAACAAGGAGACAATATCATGAGACCAAAAATGAAAGAACTTAAATACTGGCTTATTACCCATGCAACGGAAATCAGAGAAACAAGAAAATTACTAAAAGATGCTCAGAGGAATAGTAAAGCTACTTGGAGATTTCGAGGAGATATAATTAGAATGGTTCCAGAGTATAGGCACCATCATATTGCATATTCTGAAATGAAAGGTAGATCTAGAGAACAAATAGAACGTCCCAGAGAAGACAACCTCCCCAATGAAAATTGGATTGAGGAAATCAAAAAGGAATACTGGGATGAACCAAAGACTTTATGTGTTAGTACGTAAAGATTTGCCCAAGTCCTATCAAGCTGTTCAGGCTGGTCATGCAGTAGCTGAATGGTTATTGTATGATCAGTCCTGGCAAAATGAAACACTTGTCTATCTGGGAGTGAATAACGAAAACGAATTATTGGATTGGAAAGAGAGATTGGATTTTAATAATATAAAGCACGCGTCATTTAGAGAGCCTGATATAGGAGATCAACTGACTGCAATAGCTACTTTGTCCGACGGGAAAATTTTTAAAAAGTTGAAATTAATATAAGCGCCTGTAGCATAGTGGCTAATGCAGCGGATTCTAAACCCGCTTACAAGGGTTCAATTCCCTTCGGGCGCTCCAAGATTTGTAACAAAGTTTGAAAAAGTAAAATAAGCCGCTATAGCTCAGTAGGCCAGAGCGCGTCATTGGTAATGACGAGGTCTCCGGTTCAATTCCGGATAGCGGCTCCAAATAAATATTTAAAAATAAAGGAGATTTAAAATGGAAGATCAAGTAATGGAAAGCACAGTAGAAACCGAAGAGGTAGTAGAGGAAGTTAATGCTGAGGAAGAGGAAGCGAAACTAAGACAAGAGAGAATCTCAGCTTGTAATAGAGAAATTACATCTGTTTTAGAAAAGTATGGATGTACGCTAGATGCAGTTATTACTCTTAGAGCTGGACAGGTAATTCCTGGAATCAAGATTGTACCAATAGAGTTGATGCGGCAATCGCAACCACAACCTGTATAATATCTTACTTACATTAAAGCGGGCATAGCATAGTGGTAATGCGGGAGGATTCCAACCTCTTGACCGGGGTTCGATTCCCCGTGTCCGCTCAATAACCATAGGGGAGAGAGAAAATGCCAGTAGTAACTTATAATCCGTTTACCAGGAATTATGATTTTATTGGTAGTACAAGTACATCAAGTGGGGTATCAGACCATGGATTATTAAATGGTCTATTAGATGATGATCATCCGCAATATTTATTAACAGATGGATCTCGACAGCTATCAGCTGATTGGGATTTTGGTGCTTTTACTATATCTGGAACCGGAGATGTTCATTGTAATGATTTATATACGTCTGGAAGTGGTATCTATATAGGTGGATTGCATCTTACATATGATGGAAATGAATTTATTATACCAGATGATGTTTTTGTTGACAATAGTAATTTAATGGTCAACGGTGTGATTGGTACTGACACCAGTTTCTTTTTCCTTTCTTCATCAGGTATAATCGGTGTTTCGGGTATGCCAGATTTGTTAGAACTTAATCAAAACGAGATTATAATTAACGGTGATTTTATTTTCGACAGTAACACCATTTCTGGAACAGGCGACATACACTGCAATGACTTATACACAGCTGGAAGTGGTATATATCTTGGTGGGCTACATTTAACTTATGATGGAAACGAACTTAATATTCCCGAAAATGTTTTCATAGACAAGGATGCATATTGTGAAAATTTATTTACTAACAACAATCTATTTGTTAGTGGTTCTATTGATACAAATAATATAGAATTTAATGGAACAATATCTGGTACTGGGGATATTTATTGTAACAACCTGTATACCAGCAGTGGTAGTCTGTATATAGGAGATTTACATCTATCATACAATGGATCACATCTAGTTATCCCCGAACAATTACAAGTTATGGGTGATATAGGTACTGGTAATAACCTGTATGTGGTTGGTGATGTTGTTTTTGGAACTTCATTTGGAACTATAGGTGTTCAGGGGATGGAAGATCTAATAGAAATTGACCAAGATAAGATGACGCTTAACGGCGATGTTGAAATAGGTGACATGAATGCATATTATCTTGGAGAGGCAACAGCAAGTGGAACTTGGCGAATAATAAGGGATGGAGAAGATCTAAAGTTCCAATGGTATGATGGTGGAAGTTGGAACGATGGTAATGTGACTGTCAATAGATAAAATTGATGGGGGATAGTTCAGCGGAAGAACGTCCGGCTCTGACCCGGAAGACTCGAAGGTTCGAATCCTTCTCCCCCAGCCAAAAATTTAGAGGTATAAAATGTCTAAATGGATAACTATAATATTAACTGCTTTAGGTATGATAGTGGGCGGAATATTTTTTATAGAGGATAGATTCGAGAATGAATCTGATGCAGCGGAAACAAAATTAAAAGTAGCTGGTGTTGAAAGAGTTTCCCAAGAGCAAGTAGAAACATTACAATCTGTACAAAGATCTTTAGAATCTATGGAAAGAACTTTTGATCTGAGAGCATTAGAAAGTCTGCGTAACGAAAAATATCTAATGAGTAAACAACTACAGGAAGACCCTAATAACGAGTTATTAAAAGAAAGGATAGAGCGGTTAGAAGATAGGATCGAAAAGCTAGAGAACAAATTATATGATTAAGTTATGAATATTTATAAAGGAGAGTTTTATGGGTACTGAATCGAAGGATTTGTCAGTAATAAATGAAGTAAGTGATATAACTTTAAAAGCTGATAAATTAATAGATAAATCAAATATATTTATGCAAATTACTACTCGTGGGGCTGATGCTAGTAGTAAGTCATTAGTGGATTTTAAAGTATTTGATAATAATAAGCTCGCTAAACTGGCTGAAAATATGCCAGAAATAAATAGAGCTACTAATGTTTTCGGTAAGCAGAATTCTCAAACGACTAGCAAAATGATGTCATTAAACATGATATCACAATCACCTTATAGAAGATTAAAACAATGCTTGGCACAGATAGAACGTAAAAGATCAGCTTTGAAAGAAAACGTATTTAGACTCAGAAGAGATAAATTAGAGATGGATAAATTACTATATCTCAAAAATAAATTAGAGAATAAATTGAAAAATTGCGAGTTTGAAGAAGATCAAGATCCTCAAGATATACAATTCAAAATAGACTCAATAGAAATTGATATTCAGGAAAAAGCTTCTGGAATAGCGGATTCAAATTTATATATCGAAGGCGCTCTAAAAGAAATAGGAATGTATCAAGAAGCTTATAATGAAATAAAAGAATCTCACAATATCCCGGATGCTTGGGATGAAGAAGATTATGAAAAAGCAGAAATAGAAGAACACGTAAAAACTGCTTTTCTACATGCTATAAGAGATTTAGAAATGAATGGTAGACTAAATGTAGGTACCCATGAATATTTAGAACAATATGGGGTTAACCCACAAAGTGCTTTAGTTTTTGTACGGGCATATTTAACTAATCACGCAAATCTCGTATCCAAAGGAAAAATACCTAATGTTAATGCTCTATATGAGTTTTTAGATGAAATGCATGGTATGTTTAAAGATGAATATAAACATGCTATGAAAAGAACTGGATTAAAGAATATAATATCAAGAGATTTTTTATATATAGATTCGTCTAACCAATTAACCGAGGGTGAAGGAGATCAATCTGAAAATTAATAGGAGAATTACATGTCAAATAATTATATGAATGTAAATAGTAAGTATATTACTAAAGAAAAGGAACGTATATCTTTATTTATTGGTACACCAGCTTATGGATCCATGGTTCACACAGATTACTTACACTCTTTAATGTCTTACCACGAAAGAAAGATACCTTTTACCACCATGACAATAGGCAATGAAAGTTTAATTACTCGTGGTAGAAATACCATACTTTCTTATTTCCATATAATGGCAGAATTTACACATTTATTCTTCCTCGACGCAGATATATATCTACATGCTGATGGGCTAATACAATTACTATCCAGAAAAAAAGATGTAATAGCAGCTCCAGTAGCGCTAAAAGGATTTGATGCTGATGGTAATCCCGTTTATAATATAGGAAAAATATTAGAGGAGTGTAATGATGGGTTAATAAAAGTAGATCGTGTAGGTACGGCTGTGTTTATATTATCTAGAAAAGCTTGTAATACATTAGTTGAAAAAGCTATATCAGACAACGATGTTTATTACTCCAATAAACACACACGAGGAGATGCTCAACAAATAAACATGTATGACGTATTTAAAACCGGCGTGTTTGATAATGAATATTATTCCGAGGACTTTTATGTAGCCAAAGTGTTGAGAGAGTTAGGATTTGATGTATTTGTTGACACCACAGTGCCGACCAAACATAATGGAATGTATGTGTTTGGGACCTAAACTTTTATCTAACCATAGATTAGTAGAGGGACATATACAAAGGAGACGGACAATGAGAAGACGTGGATGGCACTTGAAAGAGGAAGAGTTCTTGATCGACAATTACGAAACAATGACTATCAAAGAACTGCAAAAGGGATTGCTCGATCTATCAGATGGCAGATCTAAACGTGAACGATCGACCGATTCTATTAATGCCAAAATAAAACGTCTCAAAGCCGAAGGAAGGATCAGGGGACAGAAAGATCAAGAAGCTGTAACTAGATCACTTATTCAAAGAGGGCGGAGAGACTATGACAGAGAACATAAATCTTAATAATAATCTATGTAAAACATGTAAATATAGATTTAGAAGAGTTTTTATGCCGCTTAGGCCAGAGGAGTATCTGGATGAAGACGGCAATCGTGTATTAGAAAACGATGAAAATATTATAATAACTAACCAATGTTTATTAACTGGGATGGATCTAGATGGGGATATTACTATCGAATGTGATAGTTATAGAAGTCGTGACGAAAAGGAACATGAATCTATCACGTTTTTCAAGTATTTAAATTAAGGAAAGGGAATTGAATTATGGAATTGAATGATATTTTTAATAATGGGTATAATAAATTACCGCATAAATTAACCAGGAGTTATTATTGGAAATATGTGTTATCTACTAATGACAAAGTGTTGCTACCAGCTCTTTGGGACAGTGTACTAATTGATGATTATTTTTATGCTAGCGGTTTGTTAGTGGCTAATATTAGGCATGATACTATAATGATTAATAAGATAGGTAGTATGTCACATGCCACTATTAGAAGATCATTAAATCATCTAAATAATATAGGAGCTATAGTTAAAATAAACGGTGCAAAATTCAGAAATAATAAGTATTTTCTGGGGTTTAGAAGAAAAAATGGACAAGATAGGATATATTTAATGTACCATCTGTTAATGAGGTTTGAAGAGATGGTAAAAGAAAATATAGACAATCAACTGTCTAGTATTCTGAGTAAAGAATACACTAACATATGGACTGCTCCAAAAATAACGAATTATAACCCATATTGTTTAAGAGTTGATTATAGAAAATTTATACTCAATAATATAGATAATCACAATGTTTTACTATACGGCAGGGTATCAGACAAGGGATCTTTGTTTTGTACCTTGTTTAATTGTAAGGACATGTACCAAAAACCTCTACCACACCGGAATTATAGTGAAGCGAAATAACAAAGGTATAGGAGATATAAGTAAATTAAAGTTTATACCAAAAAGGTGGGACATGCTGGTTTATTTGCCATGCGGTGGCGATGATCAATCAACACACATTGATCAATATGATCTACGACATTGATCAATATGATCAATACATATAGATCAATATGAGCATCTTATATTTACTATTAATATAAGTACTATTATTATAAGGTTACTACGTAACCGGACGACTTTCTGAATCAAAAGATTTTTTCTTGTAGGAGGAAAAGATGCCAGTAATTTTTACTAGGCCGATTGGCGGCGGGGGTGACATTGCCAGTGAAATTATAAATGATTCGTCTGTTGCCGGCGCTTCCGTTAAAGACGCCCTAGAATGGTTAGATCAAAATAAGGTAGATTATGATTTTGACGGAAATACCATTTCTGGAACTGGAGATGTTTATGCTGGCAGTTTTTACGGAGACGGCTCGAATTTAACGGGTATAATTACTGGTTCGGGTATAGCACGGGTATTTAAATTCAACCAGTATCTCATAACCGTCAGTGGGATGCAGGTTTATTCTCTGCCAGATTTACCAGTGGAAGACACGGAGCAGATATATCTGAACGGATTATTACAAGAACCAGGGCAGGACTATGTGATTTCAGGACAGGTGGTTAGTTTTATAGTTTCAATTGATTTAGGAGATATTTTACTCGCGAGTTACATAGTTCAATAAAATAAGAAGGAGGAAAAGTATGGGCCAATTAAATACTTCGATTAGAGGCGCGCAGATTAGAGACCTATTTGCTGGTGACGGACTTTCTTGGTCTACGGCTAGTGGAGCAGGTCGTAATTATTTGGCTGTCAGCGTTGACAATCAGTCCATAGAGATTGATGGCGACGCCTTACGTGTAAAGGCCGATGGTATCACTAATGATATGCTGCTTAATGATTTCCTCACTGTTACTGCTGGTTCTGGATTGGTGAACGGTGGGTTAGTAGCGCTTAGTGGTACGGTTACACTAGACGTTGGTGATGGTGTAGGAATTACAGTAAATGCTGACAGTATAGATGTTAATTATGATAATTCTACAATTGGCATAAATGGTAGCGATCAACTCTACGTTATAGCCAGTGGAGTAGATCATGACGCGCTACTGAATTTTGAGGCGAATGAGCACATTGACTGGACTGTTTCCGGATCAGAGCAGATTGACGAATCAAGAATTGTTGATTTTGATGTTAATCATGAAGAATTAGATGGTCTATTAGGTGCTTATGCTAATACTCATTATCACATAAGTGATGAGCAGTACGAAGTTTTGTCAAATGGATTTGTAAACAGGACTGATAGTTCAATTTCACTAGACGTAGGTACTAGAACGGTGACGGTGACTGGTACAGGTGGTGATTTTGTATACTATATTCAGGGAGACAGATTTACCAGCGCGGGAGACTCGGTTCAGTTTGCTGATACTGATGGAATTCATTTCGTATATTATGATGGTAATGGAGCTATAGCTACAGCTACTAGTACATGGGATTTAACACTACATGCTCCTATAGCTTATGTTCTTTGGAATAGCACACTTTCAAGTGGTATTCTTGCGGAAGAGCGTCATGGTATTGAAATGTCCGACGAAACCCATGAATATCTACATTATACAAGGGGTACTGCATGGCAGTCTGGTTTTGGTATAAGTGGATATACACTCAATACTGATAGTAATGCAGCTGTAACTATAGGTATAGGAGAGGGTTATATTAGAGATGAAGACATCACCATTCATGTTAGTGATGGTACTGGATCAGCGGACTTTGAACAGGATCTTACAGATGCTGCTCAGATTCCAGTATTTTATAGAGATGGAGATGGTGGCGCGTGGACATGGGATGCCGCTACCGATTATTTTGTGAAAAATACCCCCGCTGGTCTTGTAAATTATAATAGTGTTTCTGGAACGGTGTGGTCACAAGCTGCAACTACTTCTGGTAACTATGTTGCATATTTTATTGTAGCTACTAATAACATAGACAATCCTATTATATCTATTCAGGGACAGAGGGAAGATACTAGTGCACAAGATGCTTCTGACAATGCTAATTTCGGAGATTTGGTATTGGGAAATCTACCATTTCAAGAAATGAAGCTTTTGTACAGAGTAATACTTAACACTAGTGACTCGTATACGGATGCTATAAAAGCTGTTATAACGGATGTGGATGATTATAGAGCTGCTATATCAGCTCCCGCAGGAGCTTTTGTTGCTAGTGACCATGGTTCTTTGACTGGTCTTGGTGATAATGATCATACTCAGTATCTTATGAGTACAACTGCTCCATTATCAGATAGTAGCCAGGTAGTTTCACTGGAGTACGATTCTAATGATCTGGGAGTAAATGGTAGCGATCAGCTTTACGTTATAGATAGTGGAATAGATCATGGTGGATTGTCTGGATTAGGTGATCAAGCAGATCATATATGGGCCGTAGTTAGAGATGGAAGTAGAGAACTGACAGCTAATTGGAATGCTGGCGATTTCGTAATCTCAGCTTCTGGAGTGGATCTGTCTTGTATCTACGGCGTGTATCTTGGAGGTAATCAGTTTGCATGGACTCCTGGTGGATGCGCCACAGATAATACTTCTGTTGGTATAGGCGCTGGTGATCCTTCCGCTGGTGCACGTAACACATTTATCGGAGCTGATGCTGGTTTGAATGTATCATCTACTGGTGACGATAATACTGTTATGGGAGCTCAAGCTGGTTATCAGATGGGTTTGGGTTCTGATGATAACACTTTTATAGGAGCTCAATCTGGTTATAGTGTAACTATTAATAGCGATAGAAATACAGCGGTAGGTTATCAGTCTGGATATGGTATTACAAGTGGTGATGATAATACACTTATAGGATATAAGACATCAACCGGTGGAGATTCTAGTAGCAATACTGTAGTAGGAAGTTATGCTGGACAAGATATAAATGGCGCTGTCCAAAGTGTTCTATTAGGAAGTTATGCTGGTGCCAATATTATAAGCGGTGGTTATAATGTAATTATAGGTCATCAAGCTGGACAGACCCTTACAACCGGTGCTTCTAATGTCTTCTTAGGTTATAATGCTGGAAAACTTGCAGATGCAGGTACTTCCAATACACTTTATATTGAAAACTCTGATTCATCTACACCACTTATTTATGGTGAATTCGACAATGATTTCGTCAGAATTCATGGCGATCTCGAGATTTATACTGCAAATGAATTAAGATTCTATAATGCTGGAAATAGCGCTTATGTTGGATTTGAAGCTGGTGCGGTTGCATCTGGTGCCAATCAGATTTGGGTACTTCCGCTCGCTGACGGTAACGCTAATGAGGTTCTTTATACCGATGGTGGTGGTAATCTAGGATGGTTGGATGTTGTTACAGAAACCGAGATGACCACAATCAGTGGTGACATTCTTCAGTACGTTTCAGATAACTATATTGATAATACTGAGATGACCACAATTTCTGGCGACATTCTAAGTTATGTTTCTGATAATTATATCGATAACACCGAGATGACTACTATCTCTGGTGATATTATTAGTTATGTTGATGCTCAGGATACTGCTATTTCTGGAAGCTTGCAGTCTGATATAATTTGGGAAATTGTTGATACTCCAACAACCCAGATTAGACCTAAAGTTGAGCATTTACAGAAAGCTATATATACTGAAGGTAACGTAACTATTGGTGGAGACCTTACTGTTACTGGTACTCTGTTCTATACGGATACCGAAACTGTACAGGTTTCTGACAATATTATGCATATTAATTATGGTGAAGTCGGCGCTGGTGTAACAGCTGGTGAAGCTGGTATTCAGGTTGACAGAGGTAGTGAGACTGATTATTACTTTGTATTCGATGAAGGAACTGATACTTTCCGTATTGGTGTATCTGGAAGTCAGGACAGTTTTAATCTTACTACATTACAGCCCGTTGCCACCCGCGAAGATCAGCCAATTGATACAAGAGTAGCTTGGTGGGATGATTCAAGTAAAACACTGAGAACTCAGGGTGACACTTACATGACCATTAACAGTGGTACTGATACCATTGTTTTGGCTGCTAGTAATACAACTGAAGTAACTATTGATACTGGTGGATTGGCTCTTAAAACTGGTGCGGACGTAAATGAAATCAGCACTAGTATAAGCGCATCTTCCACTGACGATCAATTAGCTACTGCTTTAGCTATTTACAATTACATTGACACCGTATCAGGTGCTATGGTTCATAATGAGTTAGAAGGTCTACAGGGTGGAACTGCTGGTGAGTACTACCATCTGACAGCTAATGAAGAAGGTGCGTTTAGTTCTGATGGATCTACATTCACATTTACTCAAGCTCTTGCTGGTACTTCTTTGAATCTTAGCTCTACCCTTGATGTAACTGGCGCAGCTACACTGGGTAGCACACTGGATGTCACTGGAAATGCTGATTTTGGCGCCAACGTTAATGTTTCTGGTACGTTTAGTTTTGACGGTGTTGATGCGGTTAATGAGATTCTTGTTTCTACTGATTCTATTAGCGCTGCTTCAACTGATAGTCAGTTAGCTACGGCTAAGTTGATTTATGACTACGTTGATACGGTATCTGGTGCTATGGTCCATAATGAACTTGAAGGTCTACAGGGTGGTAACGGAGTAGATGAGTTCTATCATCTTACTGCCAATGAAGATGCTGCATTTAGTTCTGATGGATCTATTTTTACATTTACTCAAAATATAGATGCTACTGGTAACGTTAATGTTTCTGGTACGTTTAGTTTTGACGGTGTTGATGCGGTTAATGAGATTCTGACTTCTGCTGACGATATTAGTGCGGCTTCTACTGATAGTCAGATAGCAACTGCTAAGTTGATTTATGACGAGATACAGGCAGCAGTCACAGGATCTGGTATTATTACTCATAATACTTTGGACGGATTACAAGGTGGTACTGATAATCAGTACTATCATCTTACAAGTGCTCAGTACACCGCATTGACTGACTCTGGTGGAATTAATGATGCAGATGGACAGCATAGTCATAGTCAGTACTTGACCAGCTTTACTGAGTCTGATCCGATATTTGGTGCGTCAGCTGCCGCAGGTATTAGTGCAACTGATATAACTAATTGGGATTCGGCTTATAGTCATAGTACTACTACTACTGGTAATCCGCATAATCTGGATCTTGATGATGTACCAGATGGTACCACTTATGGTAGAGTTCTTAATACTCAGTTGAGTGCTGGAGTATATATAGACGCTACTGATAGTACTAAGGGTATAGCATCATTTGATAGTGGTGACTTTACGGTAACCAACGGTGATGTTGTCATTGCTACTTCTGGTGTTAATGAGCCTCAGTTGGCAATAGTTAATGCCCCAATAGCTAGTGGCGTTCTAAGTTGGAATGGTACTGGTATGGAGTGGGTAAGTATAGATACACAACTTGATGCTGTAACTGAAGGTGATATCAAGGTGGAGAATGAATCATCTGATTGTAATGGCGTTACTACAGCATTTACTTTGGATAATACACCAGTCGACAATAGTGTACAGGTATTTCTCAACGGTCTGTTACAGGAGAAGGGTGGAGGACTTGATTATACTCAGGTCGGAACTACCATAACCTTTACTGTTGCACCACTTACTGGTGATATATTGATTATACATTATATTGCTCAGGATTAATAAATAGTTTAATAATGGTTGGGGGTAAATAAATTACCCCCGACCTTAATTTTATTTAAGGAGTTACGAGAATGTTGGAACTAAAAGGAAAAGCACTGGAGAGACTTTCCAATGAAAAAAGAGAAAAAATGGAAAGAACTTTAGAAAGAATGAGAGAAGTAAGGAGGAGACACGACGTGAGACTAGCAAAATTAATTAGAGGCAAGAAACAGTGGGCTGAAAAGGAAAGGCAGAAGGGATTGGATATAATTAAGAATATAGATAATCAAATTCAGATGATGAAAGAACAACAAGAAGCCATAAAAGAACAGTTGAAAACTATAGACGGATGCTTGTTGGTATTGAATGAATTAGATGAAGAAGCAGAAAATATAATTAAAGAAAGTCAAGAAAATTCGGAACCTGAGTCTTCAGAAAAAGAAAAGTAATAAATTCGGAGATACGGATGGCTAATGATAGACGTACATCAATACGAGCATCGCAACTTAGAAATTTTACTTTAACTGGCTATGATATAAAGAATGGAACAATATCTGGTTCTCAGAAGCTTATAGACGGCTCGGTAACGGAGTCTAAACTTAATATACGCAATGATCCAGTAGACGGTTATTATTTGAAATATACTACTGCTAGTGGTATGGAATGGGCTGAGACTGGATCTATATCTGACCACGGCAACATTTTGACTTCGAATAATACTTACTCGGGCGACATAATGACGGTAACAATAGACGATGCAAGTTCTGCTTTTGGAAAACCCTTATATTGTGCATCTGATTTTCATTATGAAAGAGCTGATGCTACTTCATCTGGTACCATGCCTTGCCGCATGTTGTCTTTGGAATCTGGATCTGGTAGTAAAAAAGTTCTATTAAAAGGACAAATATGTAATACTTCATGGAATTGGTCCGCAGGAGATATTTATGTGTCTACAACTACAGGGGAATTGACGCAGACACAACCAAGTAGTAGCGGGGAGATAGTACAAGTAATAGGATATGCTTTAAGCGCGGATACTATATTTTTTAATCCGTCAACAGAAATAATAGAATTATTATAAAAATAAGGAGGAATCGACATGACGCTAAATACTGCGATTCGTGGAGCACAGATAGAGGACTTAAGTATATCTGGTGCGCATTTAGTATCAACCAACTCACCTTCTGACGGCCAAGTTTTGACTTGGAATTCCACACAATCTCAGTTTGAGTGGGATGATTTGGGATCTCTGATAACAGGTGAAGCACCTACTGGTGATATAAATGGTGCTAATACTACTTTTACAACGGCTAATACACCTGTGTCTAGTACTGAGATGGTGTATCTAAATGGTCTATTACAAGAACCTGGGGCTTTAAATGACTATACAATAAGTGGATCTACCATTTCGTTTTTGACTGCTCCTGAAACTGGCGACATTGTATTAGTTAGTTATTTAACTAGCCAGGGGCTAGGTGGTGGTGGAGCGGACCATGGTTCATTGACTGGATTGGCTGATGATGACCACCCACAATATCTAAAGAACGTGTCTGAAGATACCACACCTCAACTTGGCGGGGATTTAGATCTTAATCAGTATTATCTTCAGTTAGATCCTACTCCGACTAGTGACGATACCGGTAACGGTTTTATGTCTTCTGTTACTGTTGATACTAATAGCGTGGGCGTAGGAGCTGGTTTATATATGGCATCAGATGGTCATTATGATATGGCTGACGCAAGCGCATCGGGTACTATGCCTTGCGAGGCGGTTGCACTAGAGACTGGTACTGGTACTAAGAAAGTCTTGAAGTATGGATATATAAGAAATGATGGTTGGGACTGGACACCAGGCGGATTGGTATATGTATCTACCACAGCGGGACAATTAACTCAGTCTGCACCAAGTGGTTCTGGAGAGCAAGTGCAGATAGTAGGATATGCAACAAGTGCGGACGTGTTATTTTTCAATCCAAATTATACGATGGTCGAGATATCTTAATAAATTTATTAGGTAGCCGGCCTATGGGCCTGCATCGTATGTGATCACCGCGTATAAGGCCGGCATGTTTTTATGCAGTACACAACGCCTAAAAAGGAGAACTCTAAATGTCTGAAATATCTAAATTTATGAAAGTGGATTGGTCTAGTATAGCTAGAATTATTGGGATTGAATCATCAAGCGTAGCTAAAATTACTGGATCCGATGCTCCTGCTGGAACTCCTTCTCCTGGTGATAGAGGAGTTTTTGGCGGGGGAGTACCTAATGCAGGAAATTATAATCTTATACAATATATTACTATTTCAAATACAGGTGATGCTACATCTTTCGGTGATTTGCTTTCTATACCATTCCCTGAGCGTGGTGCAGCATGTTCTAATGGCGCGACTGATAGAGGAGTGTTTGCAAGCAGTGCCCCTTCTAGAGCCGAGATAGATTATATAACCATATCTACGACGGGTGACGCTACATCATTTGGAAATTTAACACAAGGCAGGCGTAATGCGACAGGAACCTCAAATAACACTAATGACAGAGGGGTTTTTGGCGGCGGTGATGTAAGTGGTACTGGGCTTAATTCTATCGAATACATAACTATTTCTACGACTGGTGATACTCAGGACTTCGGAGATCTTGTCGGTGGGGCTTATGTTAATGTAAGGGCTACTTCTAATGGCACTAATAATAGAGGCGTGTTCGGCGGAGGATCCTCTGGATATGTTAATATAATACGGTATATTACTATTTCTAGCACGGGAAGTTCTCAAGATTTTGGAGATTTAACATTGGCTAGAGATAATGCTAATGCATCATCGAATTTGACTAATAATAGAGGCGTATTTGGGGGAGGAACTAATGGATCTGCATTAAACAGGATTGATTATATAACAATTTCAAGTACGGGACACGCTTCGGATTTTGGTGACTTATTAGAGGTTAATAACTTTGGGTCTGCTACTTCTAATGGTGTAAGTGATAGAGGCGTGTTCGGCGGCGGCCATAATGATGCCGTAGCTCTTAATAGAATACAATATATCACTATTTCCAGTACTGGAAATTCCCAAGACTTTGGAGATTTGATATCACCGAGATATTCTACGGCAGCAACATCTAATAGTTAAAAATAAACTGTCTAGCAAAATTAAAAAAATATTCTATAATATAATCGTGTGTAATAATTAAGAATTAGGAGGAATTATTTATGTCAGTGCCTTATGTGATAGAAGGATCTGGCCAAAAAGAAAGGTCTTACGATTTATATTCCAGATTACTAAAAGATCGTATAATTTTTTTGGGAAGATCTTTCGAACCTGATTTAGCTAATTCGGTAGTGGCTCAATTGTTATTTTTGGAAGCAAATGATTCAGAAAGTGATATAATTATGTATATAAATAGCCCCGGTGGATACGTGTCTGCTGAGTTGGCTATTTTTGACACTATGAATTATATCAAACCCGATATTTCAACTGTTTGTGTGGGGCATGCCGCTAGTGCAGCGGCTTGTATTTTAGCTTCTGGAACCAAAGGTAAAAGATATGCTTTGAAAAATTCTCGTATAATGTTGCATCAGATATCATCTGGTATGAGTGGTCATATAGAGGATATGAAAATAGCATACCGGGAAGCAGAATTTCTGAATGATTTAATGGTAGAGGAGCTATCTATAATAACTGGGCATTCTAAGAAAAAGGTAAAGAAGGATTTGGATAGAGATAAATATATGAGTGCTGAGGAGGCGAAAGAATACGGAATTATAGACGAAGTCTTGACACATAGGGGATAAAATGGGTAGAATCGTTTATAATAAAGAGAATTCGGGAAAAAAGTTGAGTAGAGGCGGTCCAAGAGATATACAACTACGACAGCGCATAATGTACGAAGAAGCGATTCGTGAATCACAGACCCCCGTTATTTTAACTAAAGATAAGTCATCTAAGGCTCCACCCACTGTAGATCTTTCCCAATATTTATCACTTGATAAAGTCAAAATTAAAATAGAAGAAGCGGTTGAACATACAAAGGAAATAGTTAAAGCTAAATATGAGAGTGGTATAAAAAGCCTCACCGATCAATTAAACGAGTCTAAATCTAATATAGATGAACTTAAAAATGAGATATCAAAAAAGAATTTAGAACTAGTTAATTTAAGGGAAAAAATATCATCTACTCCCGAAATTTCTGATAAAGCCCTTAAACAATTAAATAAAAAAGATTTGAGAATAGTCGAGTTAGAATCAGAAACAAAATTATATGTGGATAAGATATCGAATTTAAATAGAGATATATCTGATATGAAGGGCAAAGTAGAAAATGCTATTAATTTAGTTCAGGAAAAAGATGCCGAAGTAAAAGAAGTTAGAGATGCGATGGCAAAGAGGGATGCCTATTTGCGAGAAAAAGATATAGAGATACATAATAAAAACGCAGAGCTACGAGAAAAAGAAAAAGATTTGTCCAAAAAAGAAATAGAGATTACAAAATTGAAGTCCAAAACAGATTCTATGGATGTATCTGGTGAATTGAGTAAGAAACTAGATAGGTTATATCAGAAAATATCTGATGGTTCTATTAGACATTTAGTTGGCAGTAATATGGATAGACCGGCGCTCGAGAATAAGATATTCATAGATCCTTTGGAATCTACTGCTGGAGAAAACCTAGATCCACATATAAAAATAAAGGAAGAAAAATATAATAAAAAAGAAGATAGAAGTGTATCGGCTGACGCTGATAAATTGAGAAATTTACTTAAGTCAGGTAAAGGGAGAAGGTAATTATGTCAAATAGTGGGATAGGACTAGATGTTGGAACTAATATGTTGGTAGCGGCATCTATGGATTCAGAAGGTAATCCTGTATACAAGAAACAACGAGATGCATTTTTTAGGATTAGTCCAAAATCAGAAGTAAATAAAAAAAGCATACGTCTAGCATTGGAAGGACGGGGTGCTAATTTTATTATAGATGGGGAGGATTTTATTGTTGTTGGCGAGGACGCTTTGTATATGGCAAACGAGCGAAATGAGGAAGCTCGCAGACCTATGAGGAATGGAGTTCTGTCTCCTAAAGAAAAGTCTTCGTTACCCATGATAAAATTGATTATAAAGAATTTAGTGGGAGAAGCTAGTAATGATGAAAAATTAGTATTTTCTGTTCCTGCTCCTCCCATTGATGGTAATTTTGACATTTTCTATCATCAAGAAATGATGAAATCCTATATTAGAGGCATGGGGTTTGAACCAGAGCCTTTGAATGAGGGGTTTGCTATCGCATTTGCAGAACTATTAGATGATAATCTAACGGGTATGTGTTTGTCTTTTGGAGCTGGTATGGTAAATTCCGTAGTAGTTTATGAAGGAGATCCTATCGTCAAGTTTTCGGTAACAAAAGGCGGTGACTGGATAGACCAATCTGTTGCAACAGCATTGGATTATAATACCTCATTTGTTCAAATAGAAAAAGAAGAATCAGGATTTGATTTAATAAGCCCGCAAGGAAAAATTCAAGAAGCTCTCGCCGTGTATTATAATCACTTAATAAATTATGCACTGGATAATATAATATATGAACTAAAAAGGTCCCGTTTGCCTTCTTTTAGAAACCCTATACCAGTGATTTTATCCGGTGGTTTAACACTGGCTGATAGTTTTACTACGAAATTTAGAATGGAATCGGATAAAAAGACGTATCCATTTAAAATAAAAGAAATACGAAGAGCTGAAGACCCCATGACATGTGTTGCTCGTGGGTGTTTAATGGCTGCGATTTTATAATTTTAAGGAGGATTGATTTAATGTCTGAAGAAAGAGTTAGTGGAGAAGTGAAGTGGTTTAATGCTGAACGTGGATTCGGATTCATAACTATGGATGGTGACGAAACAAGTGAATATTTTGTACACTATAGTTACATCCAGATGGAAGGGTATAAAACTCTACGTGCCGGCCAGAAAGTCACATTCAAGTTAGTTCAGACTGATAAGGGTGTGCAAGCACAGGAAGTAATTCCCGAAGAGGAGTAGGAGATGCTATTAGCGGAAGCGATTAGGGAAAAGGCTTACATAGAAGAATCTATTCGTGATTTACAGAAATATATGATAGCTTTATCTATTGAGGGAGACCAAGATAGTATAAGCGGGTGTATGAGAGAGTTGGACGAATTATATAGCAGATATCAAAAGTTTTCAGTTTCTATAAATCGCACTAAAAATTCAACTACTATAAAAATAAATGATACTAAATTGAATTTGTCTGACGCCTATATAATACAGAGATCTATGGAGCATAGGCTCTCTGTATATCAGAACATACTGGATACCTCTTTTGATCGTGAGGGGGTGTACCCTAAAATATTATTAGAAGAGTTAGAAAGGATACGATTAGACGTTAAGACTATAGGTGCAGAAATAAATTATGCCATTTGGAATGTGGAGACTTCTTAGTGATATTTAAATATTTTGTCGAATTCGATAATAACGGAGAGATTAAAGCGCTACATAATCAAAAAGTTGACGGCGCAGAAGAATATATTGTCAAGTTAATACCAATAAATAGAGCGGAAAAGGAATTATCGGAGCTTGGCAAAAAAGTGTCAAAGTCTGCGGAAGAGGTGCTGGGTGGTACTAAAAAATTCCGCAGAGAAATAGAGAAATTAAATAGAGATTTAAGGAGAATTAAAATATGATAGTCGTAGGATTACACGGAAAAGCTCGGAGTGGTAAAGATCAATTTGGAGAATATTTAGTTGAATCATTTGAAAAAAATTACGATAAGTTTTTTATGAAGGTAGCTTTTGCAGATATACTTAAACAAATGTGCAAGGATCATTTTGGTTTAGAAACAGACCAGTTATGGGAACGGGGAAAGAATATTAGAGAAATACCTGATTTAAGATTTCCCAAAGGTCATATAGGTACTTCTAGTAATCCCAATGATTACTGGACTCCAAGAGAAATAATGCAGGAATTTGGCGGCTTTTATCGTAAAATTAGACACGACTATTGGGTATACGCTTTGGACAAAGAGATTCAAAGACTTAAGGATAGAACAGATAATTTCATAATAACAGATGTGCGATATATAAATGAATGCGATTATGTCAAGAGAAATAAAGGGGTATTAATTAAGATAGTTCGGCCAGTTATACACGAGATTCATGGTATGGATCATGAGTCCGAAACAGCTTTAAATGATTATAACGATTTTGATATAGTAATAAATAATGATGGTACGTTAGAAGATTTAAAAAAGGCGGCTGAAGATACATCAGGCGCTATACTAAAAATAAATAGATTAATTGAGAAGGGAGAAGTATACAATGGCTGAAAAACCAATGAAGCTAGAGATTATGCCCAGTGAAATTATGGGTACGGAGATTATTAAGAGCGGCGATTATAGGTATGCTCGTGTAGGCGTAAGAAGAGGTGATAATGAAAACTTGATGATTTCCTATGAATGGAAAGGAAGTGATATCCCCGAATTTGTTATGGGACTTATGGATTTTATGAAATCTAACAAGGAAGAAATTAAAACTAACGAGGAAGAGTTTGCTTCTCTTAAGGAGAGGATGTAATGGTGCTTCCAGAGTCTGCATTTAGAAATCCTTACTGGATTAGGTATAAAGAGGGAGCTACACTTGTGAGGGATGATAAGCGTAGATTCGATTATATGAATGTTGCGTATGCTGGATATGCACGGGAATGGCGTATTAAACCTCAACCTGGGTATAATGCACAGAGCCCAAGTATAAAAACAGACAAAGTTAATTTAAGCACGGATACCCCAACTATTAGAGCTAGATAGTGGGGTTTTATTTTGAAAGGAGTATTAAATGGATTACAAGGACAGGTTGGAGTGTTTTAAGAATGAGTTGGAATTAATTAATAGGTCAGAAGTGAGGGAGTTTGTCAAGGAATGTATAAGACAAGTGCCTGATTATGTGTTTGAAGATTGCCCATCCAGTTCTAGTGGAAAATATCATCCCATAGAAGAACTTGGGCCTGATGGCACATTGATTCATACTAAAAAAGTATTTGCACTTGCATATGAATTGAGCAGAGGATTAGATTGTGAGTCTAGTAGAGATGAGATTTGTGCTGCTGCACTTTTACATGATTTGTTAAAACAAGGTAAAGAAAAATCTGGACATACTGTTAAAGAACATCCACAATTAATGGCTGATTTTATAGCAGAGATTTACAAAGATAAATTTAGAGATAAACTAGATAGAGAGTCTGCGCTAAAGATATATTATGGAATTTTCTATCATTACGGTCCTTGGACAAAACCAGATGTGCGTAAACCTATGGGTGAATTTAAGCCTGAAGAATTGGCTGTGTATTTAGCTGATTATGTGAGTAGTAAGCGCTTCGTACATGTGGATGTGAGAAGAAAGTTGGAAGGTATTTAATGGGCAAAAAATTAGATCTGACAGGGCAGCAGTTTGGGCGATTAACCGTTATGAGAGAGTACGGTAATGATGGTACAAAACATAAACGTGTTTTATGGATGTGCAAGTGTGTTTGCGGTAATGAGTCTGTAGTGCTGTCATCTAAATTAACTTTTGGACATACTAAGAGTCGTGGGTGTTATAGGTATGATAAAATGAGAGAGTCTTGCAAAATAAATATACTGGGAATGAGGTTTGGGAAGCTGTTGGTTATTAAAGAGTATCCTTCTTATGTATGTGGTCGAGTAGCATGGGTATGTAAGTGTGATTGTGGTAATACAACCACAGTTATTGGCAAAAATTTAAGAAACGGTAATACTGCAAGTTGTGGATGTTACGGTAAACAGCGGCGTATAGAAGCTAATTCTGGCGAAAATAATTGGAATTGGCGTGGTGGAATTACAGACCTAAATCAGAAAATAAGGGACTTTGTGAAAAAGTCTGGGTGGGGTATAGACATATTTCGTAGAGACGGATTTTCCTGCCTGTTATGTAAACATACCAGTGGAGGCAGTCTAAATGCTCATCATATTATACCACTTAACGAAATAATAGATTATTATAATATTACTACAATAGACGAATGTAAAAATTATCCCCTGTTTTTTGATTTAGATAATGGTTCGACTCTGTGTAAAGAATGTCATACATGGGTTCATAGTTATAATAACACAGATAAAAATTTTATAAAATCTATGGAGGACTATCATGCCTGAAATAGGTGCTGGATCTGTTAGTAGACGTTGGTTGCCGGAAGGGGGAGAAAAGGCTTATAGAGAAAAAATACACAAAGAAAGTAAATTTGCTGACGATCATAAGAAATTACCGTTTGAATTTTCTAAGCCTAAAAAGGGTGGAAGACGAGAGTGGTTTAGGTGCATTGAATGTGGTAGAGAATTGTTTGAATCTGTAAATACTATTATGTGCGCTTGTCCGGTTTGTAAAAAAGCCACTAAAGTGGAAAGGATTTAAAATTATGTCTTGGCATGTTTGGACTATAACTCCTCAGAGATATAAGAAGGTAGATGATTTTTTGTCATCATCAGTTGGAGTAGCAAATTATTTATATCCTACAGTGGAGCAGGAGTACGAAACTAAGTCTGGTAAGAGGACTAAAGATATACCTATATATAATAACTATATTTTCATTGAATATGAGGATAACAGTAAAATACAGACAAGAATATCCAATTGTCCATGGATAAAAGAATATATAGGAATATGCTCCAGAGAAGAAATGGATAACGTTAAGCAAATGGCTTCTCGGAAATATGAAGATGTTATGCCTTGCAGCGACATAAAGATCGGAGGTCATTATAAATTAAAAGGTACTGTATTCCGAGATATGACATGTACTATCGTGGACATAGAGGGAGACAAAGTAACAGTATCTATAGAAATATTTGGGTCGGATAGACTTATAAAATGTAGTAGAGACGATATAAAGGCGGAAAGGTAGATATGGTAAGCAAAAGAGGTCGTCCGATAGGACATAGGCTTAGTGAATCTACTAAAGAAAAAATTAGACAAAAAAGGTTGGGAACCAATCACACTAAAGAAACTAAAGATAAAATATCCAGATCACTAAGAGCCTATTTTAGGACCAAAGATCAGCTTGCAGAGAGTATTGAATATGAGTATAGTTATTTATCAGAGGAAGCGGCTGATTGGGTAGTCGAAAATAGAGACGCCATTAATGATACTGATAGTGTTATGACTGAGAAAAGATTATTCTATTTGAATCAGTTAGAGATATCTTTGGGTAGTGACATTGAAAATATGTTTGGGCATGGAGCTACTCCAGAATTTTTTATGATGTTAAAAGAACAAATGAAAGAACTTAAATGTGCTAAATCGGACATGGACGAGTTATATTCATTGGTATAGAGGATGAAAATGGTAAAGAAGGGGCAAAGAGGTAGACCTAAGAACCCACCTAAATTTAAAGATTTATTAAATAAATATATACCAACAGCTGAAATATTTGAAGAGGATGAGTTGAAAATGTTTGAAGGTCTGGTGGGTATATATCTAAAAGACTTTGATGAATCACAGCTTACGGCTAACGATATAGATGATATATTTTCTATAGCTATGAATAGAGTATTGGAAATAAGGTTATTAAAGAGTAGTAAAGGGCGTACTGATGAGTTGGTAGATGTGTCAGCAGCTATAGAAAAGCTTAGGAAGCAAACGGAGAAATTAAAGGAGAGTTTAGCTGCGAGGAGAAGAGACCGTATAGATCCTAAGAAGTACAGTGGATTATCTATTGTAGATCTGGCAGTTTCATATGATTTAGATAAAAAAAGAGAGAATATGGAACGTGCTTTGGGGATGAAAAAAGAAGAAGAGGAAGTAAGTAAGTCCGAGTTGTTAATAGGTAATAGAGATGATGAGGACGCTGGTATTATAGAAACAAGCAGGTAGGAGATAACTTGGGGATAATTGATATTTATGATAACATAGATGTTGTCATGGAACAGGGTACTAATCTGATCGAATACTATAGAAGTGATCCTGTTATGGCAGCGTATGATCTTTTAAAGGTGGATTTAGCGCCTGTACAGCGTTTGATATTGCGTGATATGTGGTTTAAGAATTTCACCATTACTGTAGCTGGGAGAGGTTGTGGGAAATCGGCGGACATAAATAGTTTGTCTTTTGTTGATGGTAAAGGGGTGTGTTATTTACGTGAAGAGTTTGATACTATACCTACATTTTTGCGAGATGGAGAAACTTTAGAGATAAACTCCGGCAATAGTATATATACTTCTGAGGGGTTTAAACCTATAAAGAGGGTGTCGTTAGAGAAAAGGATTGAGGGTATTAAACTTACTACCAAAATAGGGTTAGAAAATAAAGGTAGTAAACATCATCCAGTACTTACTATAAATGAAGGCGGTGATTTTTATTATAAACAACTGCAAGATTTTGAAGTAGGTGATTATGTGTGTATTCAACGAGGACAAAACACTTTTGGTGAAAATGAAATGCCGATTGACGATGCATATTTAATAGGGTTGTTTATTGGCGACGGTATGATTGTAGACACATATAATCATCAAGATATAACTACCTCAGATGATTATATCATAAGTTATTGTGCTGATTATTGTGATAAGTACAACATATCGTATAGAATAGATAAAGATAAAAGAACTGATAGTACTGTTAAAATAATATTCAAACAATTCGATTGGTTTTTTGATAAATATAATATAAAGCGGTGCCTTTCATACGATAAAGAAGTACCTTACAATATACGTACTTTAAGTGAGAGTACTCAAGTTGAATTTTTACGTGGACTTTTTGATACTGACGGTGGGTTTGAGAGTAATGGTGTAGTTACGCTTTGTTCTGCGTCGGAAACTCTTATTAAAGAAGTTCAAATGATGTTATTAAATTTTGGAATTATAGGCAGTATTAGAGAGAAGAAAACAAAATCAAAATTTGGCAAATCCTTTATACTAAGTATATCTGGCGATGATATTAAACTGTTCAGTGAATTTATAGGGTTTAATTTATATCGCAAGCAGAATTTACTGGATAGATATATAAAGTCAAATAAATTTAACACTAATAAGAATATTATACCGTTTATTAAAAATACTATAGTAAAGGATTTAGCAAAGAAATATGGTAGTTTTAGTTCTTTTAGTAGATTGTTTTCAAACACAAGGTATAGGTTTGATGACGGGAATAGAAAGAATTTGTCCTATGACATTTTAAATAAAATAGTTAATGTTGTAGAACTATACAGCACAGACCCAGTTATATACAATAAATTGTTGAAAATTAGGAACAGAAATTACTATTTTGATGTAGTAAAGTCCGTAGATAAATGGTCAGGTGATTGTTACGACTTCGAAATGGATATGGGTATTGATGTCGAACCTAATTATTTTTGTAATGGATTTATAAACCACAATACATTTCTCCTTGGAGTTAATGCTGTATTACATGCACTGTTATATCCTGGATATAGGGTAGGTTTGATGGGCCCTGGTTTTAGGCAGAGCCTTGTATTATCAGACTCTTACACTACATTTTGGACGGATGACGGTCTCAAATCTTCGCCGATAGAATTCTATAATTCAATAAAAGAAGGCGAAACGCTAGTACAATCCGATGTATCACAAAATCGCATTATTAGTAAGTGGAAAAATCCTGACAGGGCTTGTAGATATATTAAAACTAATAAAGGGTTTGAGTTGGCTGGTACAGTAGATCATGCCATAAAGGTACTAGATGGTGATAATAATATAATATTTAAGGATTTACAAGACATAACTGAAAATGATTACATAGTAATTAGACATGGTTTCAATTATTTTGGCAATAATAATTCTTTGCCTAAATTTGATTTTGATCTGAATTGGCGTACAAAGAATTGTAGAATACCCACTGAACTAACACCTGATCTATCATATTGGATGGGATTGTTGGTGGGGGATGGATGTATTTCTATAAGCGCCACTAAAAGAAAGCAGCGTGTGAATTTTACTAATGAAGATATGGAGTTGTTAAAAAGTTTTGAGAATCTTTTAGTGGAATATTTTGTTGATGATGTTGATAATATAGATGTTAGAGACAGAAAACATAATAAAGGTTTTGATATAACTTATTTTAGTAAAAAACTAGTTCAGTTCTTATTGACTTGTGGTTTTACTAATACTACTGCTTTAGATAAAAAAGTTCCATACGTAATAAAGCGGGCTAATAGAGATAATATATGTTCTTTTTTATCTGGGCTTTTTGATACGGATGGTCATTGTTACATACAGGATTATGATCACTATAATTCTTGTGAAGTTTCTTTAAATACCAGCTCCAGACAACTTGCTAATGAAGTACAATCAATTTTGTTGAATATAGGTATAGTTTCTTATGTCGGTATTAGTAAAAAAGCTGGCAAAAGAAAGCTTAATGGTAGAACCATACACTCTACATGTGCAACTGCGTATAAAGTTAGGATTACCGGTGTCCATAATATAATAAAGTTCAGAGATAATGTTGATTTTAGATGCGAACATAAATCTAATAAACTAAATTATTTTATATCAAATTTAAAGAATAGACGTAGGAGTACCAGTATCTGTGTTGAATTGGGAGTAACAAAAGATATAATAGACCGTGATCCTGATAAATTTTTGAGTTACAGAAAGTCAGGGTTGTATTTTGTAAGAATGAAGGAGTCGGATTATTTCTTTGCTCCTACGATAGATGCCGAAGTGGAAAACGAACATTGTTATTTTGCCGGTGGGTTTATAAACCACAATTCAAAATTTATTTTTAATGAAGTAGAAAAGATATATCAGAGGTCACATATAGTAAGAGAAGCTTGTGTAAAAAGACCTACTAGAGGTGCAGACACCTATTCTTTGGAATTCCGTGGTACTGATAGATCGAACGGAAGTTATATAGCTGCTTTACCGGTTGGTGTTGATGGTTCTAAAATTAGGGGGTCTCGATTTTATTTAATAGAAATAGACGAGTTAGCTCAGATGCAACCAGAAATTATTGATATGGTAATTAGACCTATGGCGGCTGTTTCTTCAGAGCCCATGCAGAGAGTTAGAGAGCGTGAACGGCAAAAGGAACTAATAAAACGAGGATTAGCATCTGAAGAGGATTTTGAAGGCGAAGCTGCTAATAAAATGATTATGGCTTCATCTGGATATTTTAAATTCAATCATATGTGGGACAGGATGAGGGCGTATTGGAAGGCCATGAAAGATCCTAAGATTGCGGATAGATACGCCGTACACCAAGTACCATATCAACTTATGCCAGAAGCCTTTCTTGATATGGAAAATATTAATTCTTCTAAATTACAAATGTCCACTATAGAGTTTAGGATGGAGTATGAAGCCGCTATGGTATCTGATAGTGATGGGTTCTTTAAGGCTTCCATGCTTGATGCTTGCACCATCGGTAGTGATTTTAGTTTACGAATAGTGGGCGAGCCTGGTAAAGAATATGTAATGGGGGTTGATCCCAATCAAGGTGGGTCTGCCGCTTGTGGTGTTGTGGTTATAGAAGTGGGCGATCCTCATAAGTTAGTCTATATAAATGAGATTAAGGGCAAAACTACTCAAAAAATGACTGCGGCAATACAAGAGTTATGTGAAAATTTTAATATCGTTAAGATATTTATGGATTCTCAGGGGGGAGGAAAGCCTATAAAAGATTTACTACAGGAGGGTTATGGTAATAAAACCCCCATACTTGACATAGACGATGATTTAACTAGAAGCCATTCGGGAAAACGTATATTGAAGATGGTTAATCCAAGTGTACAATGGATAAATGATGCTAATTTTGATACACTAGCTCTTATAGAGCATAAAGAAATCCGTTTTCCTGTAATGCCTAAGTCAGAAAAAACTGATAAAGCAGAGGATAAGACTGACGCGATATCTGAAAAATTATATGAGAAAGTAAAAGTACTTAAATCTCAAATGTTGAATATAGTTGTTACTCAAACAGCTAGAGGATCTAGGCATTTTGATACGCCTACTAAAGGACAAAACAAAGACCTTTATTCAGCTCTAATACTTGCATGTTGGGGTGTTCGCGAGATGGATAGACAATCTATGGAGCGCGTACAAAAACTACATGCACAAGGGTTAGTGAGACCTCACAGTAAAGGATCTCAATTTGCGCAGGCTGTGAACGCTGGCCCAGGTGAATCGTGGATGGAAAATGCTATTCCAAAGAAAAGAATAAAGTAAGGAAATATAATGGTAGAAGAAAATAAAAATAAATTAGAGGAATACAAAAAAGACGATGTTACCGTTAAAGACATGGTTACTCGCATTCACGACAAGATAGACGAATTCAAAGATGATATAGACGAAGAATTTGAAAAAGAATTAGAAAGGCAATTAAAAGCCAAACGCAATGGTTATTTTATAGTTCCAAATAAATTTTGGGACGCTTGGTTCCAAAAGATATTTGCCCAGATAATTTCGATTAAGGTATGGGTATTGGCACTTATTACTGTACTATTAGTTAAAAGTTTTATAAGTAGTACTGAGTTTGCCGCACTATTTGGTATTATTATGGGCCTGAAAGGAATTTTTCAAACAGCTGCCGTCTGGAAAAAGAATGGTAACGGTGATTTAAACGCGGTAGATAAGACATAAGGAGTATATTTAAATGGAACAGCGACGATTAGAAAAGATTACAGCGGATCTCAAAGAAAAATATCCCGAGGCTGGGATAAGAAAGATAGAGGTGGATGAATCATCTGGAAAATCTACTTTCTTTTTGAGGCCCTCTCAAAAAGCGCTAGCAACTTTACCCCCAGAGTTAGCGATGAGACTGCGAATGTCAGAATCTGAAAAAGCATCCGTGCTTAGGAGAGACTGGCTTACTAGGTCGGATTTAGATCTGTCTATAGCTGAGTCACCTTCTACGCAAGACCCAAAAGAATCTTACAAGAGGTCTATGAGATATTATTATGATTTTGATATGTATGGAACTCATATAGACATCCTTACTAATTTTGCTGCTAAGGGTTTTGAAAATGATATAGATGATAAAAAAATAAAACAATTTTATGATGTGTGGAACTTTGATGTAAATTTTAAACAAGTACTTGATTGGATATTTTTTGATTTCTTTAGAGTTGGTATGGTGCGTACGTATAAGATTATAGGCAAATATAATCCTGGGGTTAGTTACTTATCACCGATACCTGGAATGAAACAAGCTAGAGGGGATCTTAAAGAAATCGTAGAAAGAGCTGAAAGAATACACCAAAAGAGATTAGAGAGATTAGATGAGAAATTAAAAGATCTAGATGGTCGTAGAAAGGATGAAAAAGATTTAAAAAGAGAGCTATCAGCTAGAAAGAAAATATGGTCAAAGGGGTTTATGCCTATAGCGTATACCGTGCTAAATCCAACACTAGTTGATATAGAAGGTAGTTTATTATTTAATAATACTAAAGTAACGCTTAAACCTTCAGAGGAATTGGTTAAATTAACAAAAAAGGCGCCTACTGAACTTACTGATGACGAAAAGACTTTAATTAAATTGTTACCCAGTGATTTCAAAGAGAAAGTTAAATCTGGCAAAGGCATAGAACTCGACCCCATGTATGTAGGCGAGGTAGATTATAGAAAACAGCCTTATGAAAGATATGCTAGACCTAGAGGCATAAAAGTTTTTGATGCTTTGGAATACAAAAAATCCTTGCGCCAGGCGGACCTTAGTACTTTGGACGGCATCACTAATTACATATTAAAAGTAACTATAGGTAATGATGAATATCCCGTTACTAGTCAGTCAGAATTGCAGACTATAGCGTCTTTATTTAATTCTACTACTTCTAAATCATTTGATGTAGTATGGAATCATACACTACAAATAGAAAAAATAGTAGCGCCCGAAATTGAAGCCGTGCTTGGGCAAGATAAATATAAGCAGGTTAATGAAGATATAACCGGTGGTTTAGCCATGTCTAGAGGTTTTATAGATGGCGTGACCAACCTTAATACCGGAGAGGCAAATCTTGTAACCAAAACTGTTCTAGAAGAGATTAATTATGCTAGGCGGCAAGTAGAACGTTGGATATATAATGAATACAGACAGATAGCGGAGGCAATGGGTTTTGACAGGTTTCCTAGAGTTAGATGGGATAACACTATATTAAGAGACATTATATTGTATATGAGTACTATTTCAGCCCTTGTAGACCGCAGAATGCTCTCATATGAGACTGCTCTTGAGCAGCTAGGCTTTGATTATGAAAATGAATTTGGTAATATGAAAAATGAATTACCGTCTGTTTTGGAGGGTATTTTGGGCATTGTTGGAAGCCCTTTTCAACAAAAAGGATCTGGGATTCAAAATGTTCAGAGAGCCCCTATTGGAACACCATCTAATGGCAGACCAAGGGGACAAGTACCAAAAACTAAACAACCAAGTACTAAGCCACAAACAAAAACTAAAGTACCTAATCAGGCGCCGAGTCAACAACCAGGTCCGAGCCCGGCAGCTGCATCTACCGATATTAGGTATGTTATGCAATATGCTGCCGAAGTAATGGATAATGATCAGTTTTTGGAGTTTTTGCAAGGATTTATAGAATCATATAGAACCACTGAGTAATACTATGGAATGTTTTGGAATAATTTATAAATCTACTAATAAAATAAATAATAAGTCTTATGTTGGCCAGACAATATGTGCATTTAATGTTAGAAAATTACAACATATTAATGATTCAGCGGCTAATAGGGATAACATTTATTTTCATAATGCAATTAGAAAATATGGGCCTACTAATTTTGAATGGGAAATACTTAAACGTTGTTATTCTAGAGAAGAATTAGATGCTGAGGAAAAAAGATTTATAATAAAATATAAAACTTTAGAAAATGGATATAATCTAACCACTGGTGGTGCTGGAATGAGTAATTATTCAGTTACGGAAGAGCATAGACGTAATTTGTCCGTATCACATAAAGGTTATAAACATACGGAAGAACAAAAGAAGAAAATTTCTAAAGCATTAAGAAATAGATATTGCTCAGAGGAAACAAGAAAAAAATTATCGATATCTAAGATGGGCAGTAATAATCCCATGTGTGGCAAATTTGGAAATACAAATCCCTTTTATAAAGGAAAGTTTTCGACAGAAGTTATAGAAAAAATAAGAGATTCTAATAGTTTGTATTGGGAAGTGACTTTTCCAAACGGTGATAAACAAATAATAAAAAATTTAAGTAGATTTTGTAGGGAACATAATTTAAGTAAAGGAGTTATGGGTCTTGTTTCAAAAGGATGTAGGGCACACCATAAATTATATAGATGTAAAAAATTAGGTAAGAATTTACCGAATGTAAATTTATAGTGAGGGCAGATAGTTATAATAAACTAACCGCTCTTATTATAGAGGGCTTTATATTTTTGTTTGGGAAGGGGAGGTATATAGTAGTGGAACATGAATATAAATTTGATCCTGTAACTATAGAGGCGCAGATAGAACTTTTTGAAGGCACTGATGCTCTTAAAAAAGAGGTTGCCTCTATTGTAAATTTTCCTGAGAATAAGACACCAGATGTGTTGTTTTTTTCGGGTATTTTTGTGTCATCTGGGGCCAACCTAAATGATGCTTTTTTTATGCCCACCGAAATGGTTAAGGCATATAATACAATAGATAACAAAGCATTGGATATAGAGCATGAAGAGACGGAGATAGTAGGGCATATATATTCCAGTGCTTTTATTGATAGATCTGGAAATAAGCTTAGTATAGAAAAATTAAAAGATATGAGTCCGGCAGAACTTGACAGAATGGATTTGGATGTGATGATTGCTGGTATTATATATAAGAGCAGGTTTCCAGAGCTGGCAGAAGAAGTAAAAAACAATAAATGGAAACTATCTATGGAAACATATTTTTCAAATTATGACGTAAAAGTGGGTAATCTGATATTATCACGACAGGAAGCTGAAGCAATGGGATTGGCTTCAGATGATGTGTTAGGACGAGTAGCAAAGATTCTTAAAAAGGGAAAGGAAATAGCAAAGGGACAGGTAACTAGAGTATTAAGAAACCTGTTGTTTTCAGGATGTGGGCTTGTAAAAAATCCTGCCAACCCCAGATCCTTGATATTGGAAACAGCCAAAAAGAAGGGGGAAGAGGTTATGGTTGTAGAACTTGAACCTATAGAAACCGAATTAAAAGATAAGGACAAGGAAGATGCCGAAGCTATTGTGACGTCACCAGCAGCTACGGCCCCGAGCCCTGACGCATACGATGTTCGTACACAAACATCTCCTGGAATTTGTGTAAATTATAAAAGAAGAGTTATTGATGCTACGTTCGAAGGACCGGATGCAAAGGTTTTACATGAGGACTGGTGTACTCTTTACGATATGGCGTGCACGTCACCGTCAAGAGGAGCAGATCATCCCGAATGTATCAGGCAGGTAGTTGTATCCAAGACTGGATCGTACACTAAGTATAAACTATCAGATTTAGAGGCCATGGATAGACGAGGCAATCTATTGGCTACTCTGATAGAAGTTTTGAATAAATCGAGGAGGTAATCGCTCATGCCACAAGCACAAACTGGAAAAACTAAGAGTGTACCCAAGGTAGTTAGGGTGAATGCTTCAGATGGTGAAGCTGTTCTGTTCAGAAATCTTGGGAATGGACGTAGACTCCCATTTATTTGGGCAGATACGTTTACATTGGCATCCGGTACCACAGAAACAGTGGTATCCAGCGGTGTTTCGTTTCATGACTATGATGTATCGGGTGGCATCATTACTTTTAGTCCTATGTCATCCGGTGGCGCTGCTCTGACCACTTACATTGATAAGAATACTACAACTAATGTAGTAAAATTAGTGGCTACTAGCGCGCCCAGTGAAGATTGTGATTTTGACATTATGTTCATGTTGGGTGTTGGGTATAACTTTGACAGTACACACACCAATCAAATTTGGCGTAGATATTATAGTAATTAATTTTTACGTAGGAATTGGGACGAGGAAATGGTTGATTTAAAGTTTTAAACGAGGTTGGTTTGCTGATTAACTTAAACTAAGTTTAGGAGGGTTTTTTCATGACCGACAAATTAACTCAAGATGTACATGCTATAGTCGATAGCATCTTTAAGCAGAAAGAAGAAGACGCTATGAGAAAAGAAACAGAAGAAGCTCTCAATAAGTCTGCTGAAATAATTAATAAGCTTGATGAGTCCTTAGAGGCAAAGGGCCAAGAGCTTTCTAATTTAGAGGCTAAGAATGGGGAGTTGGAATTTACTATTTCTGAGCTTTCTGCTAAAACCAAAGAGCTAGAAGAGAATCTTGAGAACGCAAAGTCTGACTTTGAGGCCAAGGAAAAAGAGCTTACTGAGCAATTAGAGGCGGCTCAGTCCGAGCTAGAAGAAATTAAAAAGCAGCAACTTGCGAAAGCAAGATTTGATGAACTTGCTAGTGATGGTGTGGCTGCTATTAATGAGCAGGCCATTGAGGATCAGATGAACAAGATTCGAGATATGAGTGATGAAGAATTTGAATTGTATAAAACTGATAGGCTTGAACTTCGTAAGTCTATCATAGCTGAGCTAGAGTCGTCATCCAGTACTGATACAGAGGAGAACGAAAATAGCGAGTCAGAAGTTGCCACAGAGGAAGAAACTAATGAAGAAGAATCTGCTTCCGAAGAAGAAACTTCAGAGGAAGAGACCGCTGAAGAAGAAACTTCAGAAGAAGCTTCAGAAGAGGACACCGAAGTGGAGTTAGAAGATGAGGAGGAGGCTGCTGCCGAATCTGAAGATTCGATTGATCCGATGAAAGCTGTTTCAGCTATGCTAAATCTAGAAGCTGATATTAGTTCTAATATTCTCAGTAAATACAAAGATTTAGGTAAAGCTTTGGCTGAGAATGTTAAGAATAGGAAGTAAGTAATCGTAAAATTTTGCAAGGAGGAAAGTTATTATGTTTATTCCGAGACATCCCGTAGTAGAGAATCAATTCTGCCAGTTCTATGGCCAGACCACGGTTTCTGGTGGAGCAGGTGATGTTTTAGCATACGCAGGTTCCGTTTGCTATTTGGATGATAGCCAGACAGATGCCACAGTTAAAATTTATGTTGCTGATGAGAATAAGTACCCATTTGGGTTTTTGATGCAGAAGGTTAAAACTGGATATCATTCAATTCATCCGGCTGGGTTTATGATGCCTGGTGATCTCGGATCTTCCGATGTTATCGCACAGCCTAGCTACAACTCAAATGGACAGATTAACGGAAGTAAACCTGCGCCTGTTGGCGTTGCTCATCTTGGTATATGGGATACTATCCATTACTATGATACTTCAGCTATTAACGCTGGTGCAAGAATGCAGGTCCGTAAGAACAGTATGTCAGAACTTACTGATCTGGGCGCTGCTACTTATACCAATGCAACTGTAGTAGCTGTTGTTCTCAAGGGCGCAAGCGCTGCACAGGTTACTGCTAATGTTAATAACACCACACTTTATCCTATTAGGGTAAAGCTTTTAGTATAATATTTATATTTAATTATTGGATCAAAAGCACGTTTAGTGCATCCAAAATTACTTGACGGAGGCGAGTTAAGTTATGGACAAAAAAGAAATGAGAGAACTGTTTAGGGCAACCGCTGCTATAAATACTCCTGAAGGCATCATGGCCTATAAGGCGTTTGCTGCTGCTCTGACAACTCCAATCCTTCAAGCAATAGAGAGAGATTCCATAATGAGACAGCTTTTTGCTGTTGAAGAACTAGGTCCTGGAGCACAAGCTTCATATCCGGTCGCTGAGGATTTCGAGATCCCAGTTTGGGTATTACCAGGACTTGGCTATGTTGCCCAGAATTTTATAGAAGGTATCGGTGAAGAGGTTAACTGTATAGCCTCTTAATTTTGCTATATGCTGGAAAGCCCTAAAGGCTCTTTTACTGCTATCGTAATAATAAGGAGTATGTAACAATGGGTAATCATGCAGGAAACTTTGATATTGCACATCTTAAATGGTTAGGTGGGTTGATAGATGCTGACGGTTCTATAGGTATTTCTATAAATACTAGAAAAAACAATAAAATAGTTTATACACCGTGTATAGTAATAACCAACAGCAATGCCATAATGATAGAACGTGCACATAATATTCTTGATCAATACAAGATAAATCACCATATAAAGCCAAATGGTTCATGTAAAAACCTAACCATCTCTAGGCCAAATATAATAGATTTGTTTTGTAGACTAATGAACGGTTTAATTTTAGTAAAAAATAACGAGCTTAGACTTATACATCAATTTTGTTTAAAGCGAATAATTAATATAAATGAATCTGGATGTAATTGGAAAGCTAATTATAACAAAGACGAAATAGATATAGTCTACGAGTTAAGATCATTGAATATGAGACATTATGGTAAATGCGAGGAATATGGGATAGTAGACAATGAAGTAAGTGTAGATTTGTTGAACTGTTTTAGCCTAGAGTGGTTGGCTGGTTTTATAGACGGTGACGGTTGTTTTAGTATAAGTAAGATAAAAAGACCTTCAGGAAAATATCAATATCAACCTTTGACTAGTATAGTAACTGGATCATTGATTGCTAAAAATATTATTTCTATTTATTTAGATAGATATAATATTAACTATTATTTAAATAAATCAGTATCTGGACCCAATCATAAACCTAACTGCATTAAAAAGAAATTTGAATATGTCATTAGATCTCAGAAAGATTGTATAAAAATTTACAATTTACTATCAAATAAGGTTGTTGGAAAGAAGCATAGATTGAAGTTATTATTTAACTTTTGTTCTAGTAGATTGAATCGTAAAAACAAACCCTATTCTGATTTTGAGATATTTTTATATAAACAACTTAATGATGATATCAGAGGATCCTCAACGACTATATGCAAAACGTCGTATGACGAAGAGATAGTCTGAACTATATGGAGACATATAGAGGAGGCGCCGAAGAGCCCTCCCGCCCGAAAAAAGTCGGGTCATAAAAGTAACAGATTGATACGTACCTACATTTTCCATCGATGCATCGGGCGACTGGAAACTCACTTATGCTAGGGATTCGAGAGTGGATATTGCGGCAAGAGCTGCAGAGAAAGCTGCTAAAGCGATTGCTGATTACGAAGAGGAAAGTGGATGGAGAGTAATTCTACCCGCCGCTACTTCAAGATTCTTTGGAAAGGGACTGCTTGGCTCACGCCCAGCTCCTATTTATGAGATTAACCCCGCATCTACTGGTGCTGGTTATCTTTCTAAAGAACTTCTCAACAAAATGATTGTTGGGTTCAAGAGAATTGGAAGAACTTTGACGGATCTGTATGTTTCACCTGAAGATGCAGCTGACATCAGAGAATGGACCGACACAGATGTTGACCCAATGACGAGGCGTGAAATTTTCCAGGCTGCTGGAATGGGCAGTATTTGGAATGTCACCCTTCATGAGGTACAGCATCTTGGTGCCACGGGTCTGTATAATATTAATGGTAGTACTTCAGCTTATGGTAAGTTTATTGCTGACGGTAGTGAGCAGTATAATGCATACCAGCTGGATAACCCAAATGTTACATCAGCTGATGGTACAGTTTCTACTTTGGGGGAAACTCAGGTGCTTGGTTTTGACCTTGGCGTCAATGACTCACTTGTTATGCCTATCCGTAAGACCTACGAAGCTCATGATGATCCAACCCTACTTAGGGTCCAGAAAGCTGGATTCTTTGGCTGGGAGGAAATAGGATTTGCATGTCTTGATCCTCGTATGCTGGGTATGGGTATAATCGACAGGTCGTTATAATATTGATATATAACTAGTGCGCTTGTTAAACATGCGAGCGCACTGGTCTATATACCTTGGAGATTAAAATGACCTTTATGTTGGGAATAATAGCTACAATAATTTTAATAGAAGCTATAACTGGTATTATAAGTAAGTCAGAATTGTTTAGACCTTTAAGAGAATTTTTATTTGATAGAAGGGAAAACAAATTATTTGGATTTATGCACAGAATAATAGATTGCCCTTATTGCTTATCAGTATGGGTAGGCATGTTCTGTGGTGGTGTATTATATTTATACATAAATAATTTGCTCCCTTTTATTATTATGTGGATATTTATATCTTTAATTTTTCATAGATTGTCAAATGTATTACATTATATTATTGATAGAATTGATTCAAACCATGAAAGTTTGGACAAGGACACTTAAACGGAGGACAAGGTAGATGAAAGGATATGTAAGAAATAAAACAGCAGGGTGGCGACATGCCATGAAAAGGTCCGTTGGACCAGGACATAAAATACCTATGAACGAGTTGTTCGAACAGTATGGCGAAAAGCATGGACTTGAGCCAGGCAATGAGTTTGTGGAATGGCTTAAGAATGTTAAACTGAGAGACCGAGGTACTTGGGAGATTGTGACTGAGGATGATAATATCCAAGTTTCAGGGGGTAGTAAATCTGAGGAGAAGACAGTTGAACACAAGCCAGATAATAGAGGGTCTTCTTTAACAAGTCCATTTGTTAAAAAAGCCATAGAAATAGATGAAATAGTTAATATGACGGTAAGAAATGCTAGAGTAGAATTGAAGAAAATAACTGACTTAAGATTATTGAGACAAGCCTATGAACAAGCTAGACAACTAGCGCATAAAGATACGTTGTGCCAATATTTGAGAAGGCGTATACAAGAGTTAGAGCTTACTAGGAGGTAAATCGTATGCCTTTTGTACCTAAATCATATGATAGAAATCTACGAATTCCTAAATACTACAGCACCGCAGTTGGGGCTGAAGGGTACAATCCAGACGTAACCATTTATTATGGTTCTGATGATAACATTGTGCATGTAAGAGAAATTTGGAGAGGAAAGCAATACGATCAAACTGTATCTGGTACTAATTATGCTGAGTATTGGCCAAGTTTTAGCTACAGTGTTACTTATTTTGCTTGGGAAGAAACTACAGTATCATAAAAATAAATAAGTAGAGCCTATCATGATAAAACTAACTATACAAGTAGCTGATATAACTAGCGTTATGTTAGCATATAATCAGATACGCATATACACATCTGACGCCGAAAATGGTACGTATACATATTTGACATCTCTATCGTTGTTAGCTGGTGTGTCAACCTATACCTATACCCATGCTCAGGGTACATCAGATACATGGTATAGATCTTCTTACTACAATTCTTCTACTAGTGCTGAAAGTTCATTGTCAAATGCAGCTCATGGAGAATCAGCTTCTTTATATCATGTAGTAACCTATCCAGAAGAGTGTGAATTTGATAGTAATTCTGATATAATTATACGTAAGATAAGAAGATTGATAGGGGATTTAAAGGGCTTAAAAAGAATATATGAATGTGACGGGGAGTTTTGCACATCTATACAGCCCGACGATCATACTTTTGATCTAGGCGAAAAAGGATGGCCGGTATCAGTATCTGTTGATGGTGTGGAATACACTTCTTTGGAAGATCCTGTAGTTCAGGGCTATCAATATCTTACTTTCAGTGGTAGTTTAGTCAGTGGTACTCAGAGCGCGTGTATTGATATATGGTTTCATACATTTATTTTTTCTGACAGGGAAATATATGAGGCATATAGTGATGCTATAGTGCCACCAGGAGTACCTATTGATTGTGTAAGTGAGGACCATCTAATATTTCAAGCAGCTATTGATCTATTAGAAAGTATAGCGTTGGATAATTTAATTAATGATGGTGCTGTGGTTAGAGATGATCAAACGGTTTATGATCCGTCACCAGGTCTAAGAGGTTTAAGTTCTGCGGATGGACCTATAGATAGACTAAAAAAACAACTAGATGGTTTGATAAAAGAATGTATAAGAAGTAGTTTATTAGGAACATCAGGCTATTTAATAGATTAAAATTCATAATACGGAGCAGTGTATATGTGGGTACTGGCATACTTCACAGAAGAGGGTCAGCCAGTTACTGGACTGTCACCGACGGTTCTTATAAAGGATGTTGATACTGGTGCAGATGTTATAGCTGGCGCCTCTATGGATGATATAGGTGACGGGTTTTATAGATATGATTTCAGTGCCTATAATCCTACTAGGAATTATGCTGTAACCTGTGATAGTATAACACTATCTGGCGTGGATAGGTATACCTATGCGGCTAGCGGTGAATATGGAGAAGTATTAGATTCTATTGAATCCACCGTTGGTTTGGTTGATATACGGACAACTCTACTTAGAAAAATACAAACTAATAGATTAGAACTATTTGATGGAAATACAAATAACTGGATTTTATATGATGACGATGCGGTAACTCCGCTACTTACTTTTAGTGTAAGTGATAAAAATGATGATATAATTGTTCAGTGTCCTAATTCTCCCTCAAAAAGATCTGGTGCAGCCGGAGTTAGTGGTACACTATCTCCGGATATTTATATGCGCAAATCCGTGTATGATCCTGATGATGATGGATGCGTATCTTGTGCAGAAAATGTAAGTGATGGAATATATACTTCCACGGCTTCTGGAATAAAATACGCAGTAGATAATGCCCACGATCCTTGTATGATTTGTACTACGTTAGTGAATGAGTCCACTCAAGGAGATCAATTAGTACTAAAATACGATGCTGCAACGGACAGGATAATTTATGGTCTTCCAGGCGTGTCTGGTTCAGTTTCTGGTACAATTAGTCATAAATATTTACTAGATCTTGATAGTGATGATCACTTACAATATGTGCCTAGAGACGGTAGTAGAGGATTTACCAATACTGTTTCTGGTGTATGGCCTACAGAAAGTTATCACTTAACCACCAAACAATATGTTGATTTTGCGATAGGCGGTTTGGATTGGCAAGAAAGCGTTCTAAGTATGACAACAGAATATGGAGACGCTGTTGCCTCGGGTACTAATAGATATATAGCCCCTTCGACATCTGGGGTATGGACTGAAAATAATGTTTATCAGTGGGATGAAGACAGCATGTCGTGGACAGAATTTGTGTCCAATGAAGGATTCGCTGCTTGGATAGAAGACACTGATTATGTTTATATCTATAATGGTACAGAGTGGATAAAGTTTAGTTCTATTACACCACATAATAATTTAGCTGGTATACAAGGTGGATCATCTAACAATTATTATCATTTAACTCAGTCCGAATATAACACCCTAACATTTGCAGACGCTTCACTTGATGATGCTAGTTTATTACATATTCATGATAGCAGATATTATACAGAAACAGAAATAGATGTTATAAGTGGATCTTTACAGTATAATATAGATAATCATACACATGATCATACCGCAATAACCGACTGGGATGAGGCAGTGTTAGATACTGTAGGTCCAAACATTGTTGGAGCTGGTATCGTCACTGTGACATACGACGATGGTTCTGATTTAATTACTGTTAGCGGATCGGACACATCTATTACTGATCATGGATTATTATCTGGGCTTGGTGATAATGATCATACTCAATATGTAAATGCGGTAGGTGGACCTCCACTGACACTGGCAGCTCAAACAATAACATTTAATTATGATACTAATGATTTTCAATTAAGTGGTAATAATCTCCAGATTAAGGATAGTGGAATTGATCATGGTAGTCTGTCAGGGTTGTCCGATAATGATCACCCACAATATATATTACATTTACATCCAGTTGGTACAAATAATTTAGTAGGTGGCCCTAATGCCGGTGCTAGTATAGCTGCTGGAGCATCAAATAATATTGTATTAGGTAAAGATGCTGCTAGTAATTTGGCCACGGCTGACAATAATGTTATGATAGGCGTAGAGTCTGGTAAATCTGCCACGACTGCCGATTCAAATGTTATGGTGGGATACCAGTCTGGTGAATTTCATACTTCTGGAGATGATAATGTATATATTGGTAATAGCGCGGGAGCTTCGGCTGGATCTGCTACCGGGCAAGGTATAGGCAATGTTTTTATAGGATCCCAAGTTGCTACAGCAATAACTACTGCAGATCAAAATGTGTCGATTGGTTATATTGCTGGTCAGAGTTTAACTACGGGAGATGGTAACGTTATTGTTGGAGGATCTGCTGGAAATTCTATTACAACAGGTCAAGGTAATACTATTATTGGAAAAGCAGCTGGACTTTCCACAACTGGGTCAAAAAATGTATTTATAGGTTATGAGTCTGGACTAAACGAAACTGGCAGTAATAAGTTATATATAGACAATTCAAGCACGACAACACCATTAATATATGGTGATTTTTCTTCCGATTTACTGAGATTTAATGCTGATGTAGAAATCAGAAACGGTAAAGAACTTAGATTTTATGATGTTGATAATAGTAATTATGTTGGTTTTGAAGCTCCACCATTAACGAGTAATCAAATATGGGTGTTGCCACCTACTGATGGATTATCTGGTCAGCAGTTGACTACGGATGGATTGGGTAATTTAACCTGGAGTGCAGCTAGTGTATCAGATCATGAGTTACTAACTAATCTTTATGGTGGATCAGCTAACAACCACTATCACTTAACATCTAATCAACATATGTATTTAACTAATGTTAGTGGTATATTAGATGCTAGCAACCAACATATACATGATGATAGATATTACACTGAATTAGAAATACAACAATTAATAGGTATAAATAAATCTGGATCTGAATCAGTGATTAATGGATCTACAGGAACTTCGGTATCATTTTCTACTGCATTTCCTAATGATGATTATGCTCTATTTGTTAGTCTTGAGAATATTACAGATTCACCAGCGTCAGAATATGCTATAAATATTGATGGTAAAACAGCATCTGGTTTTTCAGTGCATTATTCTGGAGATATAGATTCAGATAATTATATTTTGAATTGGTATGCCACTACGTCTGGTATACATGGGGGAAATTATATTTCCGAACTGGCGGATGATAGTTCGCCTGAATTAAGTAATGATTTAGATTTAAATAGTTATGGAATAAATTTAGATACAACTCCTAGTGGGCAAGTAGTTTCAACACAGATAATTGGTTATAGTGGTGAAATATCCACTATGCAAATTGATTTAAATGATACAGGGTTAAACGGAATAGGGGTTCCATTACATATGAAATCTAATGGACATTGGGAAAGGTGTACTGCTGCAAGTGGTACTACTAGAATGCCGTGTGCAGCATTATCTATAGAGCAGGGAACAGGATCAAAAAAAATATTATGGAAAGGCATAATGAGAAAAGGATCATGGTCTTGGACGCCAGGGAATATTATTTATGTTTCCACAGTTGATGGAGCATTGACTAGTACAGCACCGATTAATGCGGGTGCGTGGGTACAGCCTATAGGAGTAGCGATAGCCTCGGATACAATAAGATTTGATACAGGATTTAATCCAGGGGTAATAAATTCTTAGGGAGGAGTATAAACCATGGCTAAATTTGTAAGCGGTGATTTGAGGCTGAAGGACGACCAAAAGGCTACGTTTGGTACTGACTTAGACTGTTCTATGTTCTGGGACGGATCAGATGATCAGTTGAGAGTAACTTGTACTGTTAGTGGCGTTGATCCTATAGAGCCCTATCACTTAACAACAAAATGGTATGTTGACACCGTATTTTCTGGAGTCGACGAGCATAATGAATTATTAAATATTCAAGGTGGTACTACAGATCAGTACTACCACATGACTCAGGCACAACACGGTTTATTAACCGACGTTAGCGGCGTGTTGGATGCAAGTAGTCAACATATTCATGACGATAGATATTTTACTGAAAGTGAAATTACTACAATTAGTGGCGACATAGTGAGCCAGATCATTACAGATCATGGAGCTTTGACCGGATTAAATGATGATGACCATCTACAATATGTGCCTAGGACGGGTGTTAGAGGATTCACCGGTACCGTATCTGGTGTTGATCCTACGCAGTCCTATCATCTTACTACTAAATGGTATGTAGACCAAGCCGTACAGCAATCTCTGTATGGATTGGATTGGCAGAACAGTGTTATAAGTCAGAATGTTGCTTTTGGTGACGCCGTGGCTTCTGGTACTAATAGATATATCGCACCAACCACTTCGGGTGACTGGATTGCTGAATATATCTATGAGTGGACTGGTACTTCATGGTCTGGTATAGAACCTAACGAAGGGTTTGCTACATGGGTAGAAGATGAAGACATTGTATATTTTTATGATGATGCTTATCCAACTGGTGATTGGATAAAAATTAGTAGTATGACCCCGCATAATGATTTGAGTGGTTTACAAGGCGGGACGACTAATGAATACTATCATTTGACATCAGACCAATATACTAGCGTTACCAATAATGGTGGTGTTGAAGATGCAAGTGATCAGCATACGCATGATGATAGATATTATACAGAGACCGAAGTTGATACTATTAGTGGATCTTTGCAGATTCAAATAGACAACAAAGACAACTATCAATATTGGACATTTTCAATAGATGGCACATCTTACGATAATATTACTTCCACCGATACTTTGGATTTTGTAGCTGGTGCTGGAATGTCAATCACAAGGACAGGTGATGATGAAATTACTTTTGTTGCAACTTCATCTGGTATAGATCATGGTGGTTTGAGTGGTTTAGGGGATGATGATCATTTACAGTATGTTCGAGCTGATGGTGGTGTAGGAGATTCACGTGGATTTACTTCTACTGTAAGTGGTGTGTACCCTACACAGTCATACCATCTAACTACTAAGCAATACGTGGACGATGTTACTGCATCTGGTGGAGTAGATAGGCATGGGAGACTTGCTATAAGTAATGGCAGTAGTCAATTAACTGTAACTTTTGCTGATCTTGGGCATGTTAATTATACTGTAAATGCTACTATGGAAAATGACAATGATTCTCCAGCTTCTATTTATGCATTTATTATAACAGGAAGAACTTCGAACAGCTTCACTGTAGACTTTTCAGGTGAAATGGATTCTGCTAATTACTATCTGAATTGGATGGTTATAGAGGACGCTGTTTAAAAAATAATATTCAAACCTTGGCTGCTCGGGTTTAAAAGCTCGAGCAGCGTTCCAAATTGGATGGAGGTACAGGTTTAATGGTTAAGATTAGGACATACGATATTTTTATAACTGATAATGATAAACTTATATTCGGCGACGACTTTGACAGCGAGTTGTTTTGGGACAACCCTGATCAAGAACTTCGTTTGACCACTACTATTAGCGGAGTGGATCCTACACAATCCTACCATTTAACTACCAAATATTATGTAGATCAGGGAGATATAGATAATTTTCTTGAGTTAACAGATACACCTGTTACTTATAGTGGATACGCGGATTATATAGTGACTGTAAATCCTACAGAAACTGGTTTGATATTTGATGATATAAGTAATGCGCTGAGTGGTACTATATCTCATAGTAGTTTATTGGATTTAGATGCTGATGATCATTTGCAGTACGTACCAAGGGATGGATCTAGAGGATTTACATCAACTGTAAGTGGTGTATATCCAACAGAAGACTACCATTTGACTACTAAAGAGTATGTTGACTTTTCAGTAGCTACATTGTCTGGTCTTTTTGGGGGGTATAATAAATATGCACAGTCCGTAGCAGAGTCCTCAACAAACAGCACTGCATACATAGAAAAAGTTAATTTAACGACGGTTGATGTGCCTGAAGGGGTATATAGAATAGGATGGACTTGGGAATGGAGACATAGTAAATCTAATACTAATTTTTTAGCTAGAGTTCAAATAGATGACACTACAAATGTCTATGTATTTTCAAGTAGTCCTATTGTAGATGTTAACACTTGGCGTTTAGTTACGGGATTTAGTCATCAGACCCTTACTTCAGGTGTTCATACTATAGATATAGATTATGCTTCATCTAGCGCGGGTTCCACATCTTATATTAGAAATGTCGAAATAGAATTTTGGAGGGCTGAATAATGTCAGTAGATTATCAATATACTAAAAGTCCTGTGGATCCAGATTCTCTCAGACTGGAAATATTAGACGAGAGCAATATAACTACAGAATTTGAGTACTCTATGTTTACTGCGCCGGATGATTTGACTTTACGGTTTGTTAGCACACTATCTCCTACAGAGGAATTATATTTGGATGCCGTTGTTTCTGGCCATGCTGGTATAACAGAATATGTGCCTTCTACATGGGTGATGGTTTCTACTGGTGACGGTACTGGTTACTTTTATCCCATAGATGTTTCTCTGTCTGGAGTAAGCCTTAGTCAGTATATACAGGATTCATTATATTTTACTAATTTATACGACGTGCCAAACACTTATAGTGGATCACAGTATTTATATCCAAGAGTAAATTCTACTGTATCTGGGTTAGAATTTGCGCCTGCTGACGCTCTCTATTTAAATGGGATTGTGGTAGATAATTCAAGTTTGGCTGATGGATATATATTAAGATATAACGAGGATGCTGATGATTTACAGTATGAAAGCATAAGAAATATTATACGAGAAGAATATGGTGTATTCGGTGAAAATGCTACTCATACAGAATCAGAAGAAGAATCTTCTACAACTAGTGATCTATGGCAAGAAAAACTTAGTTGTACTATTTCAGGATTAGAATACGGATCATATAGAATAGGTTGGAGATACCAATGGCAGATAGACAACAGTAATTTCAAATTTAGAGCGCGATTACAATTAAATGATGATTTTGAAGCTATGTATCACGAAGAAAGACCGGCTAATGCAGGATCTTGGTCTGGAGAATCAGGTTTTTACTATGTGACTACTTCAGGTACTTTAAAAATGGATTTAGACTTTGCTTCGGAAACCACTGGTAAAACAGCCTCTATCAGGAGGGCGCGTTTAGAATTTTGGGGGGTAAGTTAATGAATGTGAAATATGATTTTAATTTAAGCAAGTTTCCAAATAGTACAGTAAATGGCGGCATTCTTCATAAAGAGGTTGAAAATACTTCTATATCTGGATTTTTGTATATAAATGTTGATCCAAACGGCGCCGAAGTATGGTTTGATAATACTCTATCTGCTGAAGATGAAATTACTCTTAGTGGAGTTATATCTTCTCACGGTGGAGAGGCGCTTCTTTCTTTAGCAGAAGTAATAGCGGATGAGCCTATCGGCAAGTCGAAGGCTGTTTATATATATACTGCAAATAGAGTAAGATTAGCAAAAGCGGATTCAGAAGATACTTTACCTCCTATGGGGTTTACTATAGATACAGTTTCTAGTGGAGAAACAATATTTATACAGACTAATGATATTTTAGGTGGTTTTTCGGGATTAATTCCTGGTGCAGAGTATTATTTAAGTCAAACCGTTGCCGGCGAAATAACAACTCAAAAACCACAAACTGGAGCAGTAGTTAGAGTTGGCACAGCTAAAAACAGCACAGAAATGGATATACATCTGATGAGATTGGAAGAAGAAATTCAAAGTGATTATGCCGTCTCTGATGGAGAATCATCAACTACATCAACATCATGGCAAGAAAAAACTAATTTGCAGACCTCTAATATTCCAGCTGGAACTTATGAAATTAGTTGGTTTTTTGAGTGGTCTTTTTCAAGGACAACGCCTCCCGGTGCTAAGTTCGGTGTGCATGTAAATTGGGGTGCTATCACAGTATCTGAAATAGATATCACACCTACTCAATCATACGGAGACGGAGGTTTTTATGCTTCAAGTGGTTTTGGTTATGTAGATTTAGATAGTGGAAGTCATAAGATTGCTATAAATTATAGAGCTGGTGGAGATTCATCTACTGCATATATTAGAAGAGCGAGAATAAAAATATTAAGGATACCTGATTAAAATGTCTGTAAAATACACCTATTCAATTCAAAATGATTTTACTAATTCTCAAATTAATCCTACTAGGTTAACAAGAGAAATTGAAGGTAGTAGTATATCTGGAACTCTGGAATATATTAATACAAATTCCGACGTTTGTGATCTCTATTTTGAATCCAGCTTGAGTGGCGCGGACGAATCAACTCTTAGTGGTTGTATAACCACACACTCTGGTATTTTCAGTGAAATAGTGGCTGGAGAAAATATTGGATCCTTAAAGGCTGTTTATATGAGTGGCACGGGAGAGGTAAAACTAGCAAAAGCTGATACAGAAGACACAGCATCTTGTATAGGCCTGACACCTGAATCGGCCTCAATCGGTGAAGGGATTTCAGTGTATTATTCAGGGCTTATAAGGGGATTTTCTGGACTAACTCCGGGAGCGAAATATTATCTAAGTCAAACTAATGCTGGTGAGATAACAACCCAAAAACCGGATGACGGAATTATAGTTAGGGTTGGAATAGCTATGAATTCTAAAGAACTAAATATTCATATTCTAAGATTAACATTGTTAGAGTGGAAACAGTCTGTACGGGATATTAGCTTTGCTTTTGGTGATGTTATAACGAAAGGTACAACATGGAGAAGTATAAGGCGCTTTACATTTAAAGGGTCTGATGATCTTGGAATTCCGACTGGTTGTAAATCTGTTGCTTATATGGGTGTGTCGGGTCAAACAGGGTCTTTACAAGTATATGATACCACAAATAATAATGTGATAGCTAGTATAAATAATATTACTAGCACTGATCCGTATGACTATGAAGCACCGTGCTATAATATTCCAACAGATAAAGCTATTTTTGAGATTAGAGCGCAGACAGACCCACCTAGTGCTAATATGTATATTGACTCATTTTTATTAGAGTTCGTATAATAAAGTAATATTCACTGTAATTTATAGTAAGGAGAAACGAGATGGTCGATGTATATAAATATAGATTATATTGTATGACGGAGGACAAATATGTGGATACGTGGGATGAATCCACTCCAACCGCATGTCCAAATAATAACACACATACTATTATTTCGGGATCAATTTCCATTATAGATGTTCAGATAGATGATGGTCCTAGAATGGTAGACGATGGCCGGCCTATTGTTAGAGCTGATACCAGACCATTAGGTACTCAAACATATTTTACCATGAGAGGAGACGATCTTGATAATGGTACTTTTGGAGATGGTCAAGACTTTAGATGGGATTTTTCTAATGATGATAATCCATATGACCCGAGTTTAGTTGAGAATGGACCAACTATAGCTAGTGGATTTAAGGCTAAGAGGATAGATTTATCTTTTACAGATCCTGTTTATTTGAAGGATGGTGATATGTACTTTTTTGATGCGCCTTGGGGAGCTTATGGTAATATGTACATCACTGTTCCATCCGGTAATTATTATCCAAATCCTAATGGTACTATACCTGCTTATATACTAGGACTGTCTGGTGACGATATGTATTCTTATGCTACTAAAGATGTGTTCTATGCTTGTTATGTAAATAGCCATTTTATGTATGGTGATTGTCCTATGGGTAATGAACTGAATGCCGAGGGGTCACAAACCGACCCAGTTCCATCGGGATGGTATTTAACCGCATTATTATTTGCTCCAGAAGATAACACGACTTTTAAGGGATTTTCGTTGTTTGAGATGTATAGGCAGACATTAGGACCTTTGCCAGGGGAATAGGGAGAAAGATAATACAGATGTGGATAACTACATATTTTCATATAGCTGGTGCACCTGCTGAGGGACTATCTCCTATTGTTAGGATAAGAGATGTAGAGTCTGCGGGCACCGTTGTAGAAACTGGTACCATGGACGATCTTGGAGACGGCATTTATACATATGAGTTTACCGGATATGATATAACTACTGAATATGCTATATTGTGCGATGCAGTGACTCTTCCTAATAATTATAGGTATAAACATTTGTCTAGTGGAGAATACGGCGACGTTATAGGTACTGTAAATATTTTAAGCGATAATATTGATATACGGACTTTATTGATAAGAAAAATACTGACTAATAAATTGGAATTATTTGACGGGGGAATTGATAATTGGATACTGTACGATGACGATTCTTCTACTGTTTTGACCACGTGGGATGTAACTGATAAAGATGATACTGATATAGAACAGGATGCTCTTACAGATGCTAAAAGATCTAAGGGGGTTTAAATGAGATTTATAGATATTAGCGGTAAAAAGTTTAATAGGTGGACTGTTCTTGAATATGCTGGATTTACCGATGGTCTGGATAAACGAAGATCTTGGAAATGTAGATGTGAGTGCGGCACAATTAGAGTAGTCGCTGGCACTAGTTTAAAACTAGGCAAAAGCAAAAGCTGTGGCTGTTTAGGCAGAGAAATATCTAGCAAAAACACTAATAATAGGATAGATATGTGTGGAAAAAGATTTGGTAGGTTGTTGGTTCTAAAATTTGCTGGCCATGATAAATATAAGTCTGCTTTATGGGAAGTTAAATGCGATTGTGGTAATATAAAAATTTTAAATGGTAATTATTTGAGAAGAGGTCATACTACTAGTTGTGGATGTTATAATTTGGAACGATCTATAGAAGCTAATACAGGTAAGAATAATCACCAATGGAAAGGTGGCATTTCTTTGTCAGATCGCAAATCCGTTAAATATACTAAATGGCGTAGAAAAGTTATTAAAAGAGATAAATATAAATGCCAAATGTGTAATAGAACCTTATATAAATCTTTACATGCTCATCATATTTTTCCCTTCGGAGATTATGAAAAACTTAGATTCAAAGTTTAGAATGGTATATCTCTTTGTAAAAAATGCCATGAAAGTATAAAAAATAGAGAACACTGCTTTATAGATAAATTTATAGCTATAACAAATGGTTATAAATATCGGGAGGGAATAACATTGGGGTAAGTACATGGGGTTGGGGAAGTGCGTGTGGTGGAATAATAACCTCGTGGGGCTGGGGCCAGTGCCCATGTGAAGACTTTATACCTTCGGCTTCTGTACAGGATATTTGCGGTACTCCTGTGAGAACGTGCGTAGAAGTTAGGAATAGGCCATCTGATCTCGCATCTAGAGCCAGACCCTCTGAATTTGCGTCTAGAGCTAGACCGGCTGTTATACCTTCGCGCAGTAATATATGTGATGACTAAGAGGTAATGTATGCCACGTAGAAAAAAAGTATGGAGTAAAACTAAGACGAACTTTAAGCGTACATGGGATCGTGTTGTTGATGGACTAGGGCGTCGAGTAACTATATATATGCCGTATAGAAAAAGCGAGTGCCCGGCGTGTTATTATGATAAAGTTAACAGATCTAGCTCGGGAGTAAGTAAGTTAAGTCCCGGTGATCCTAATTATTTTACTGTTGGTAAATGCCCCGTGTGTCATGGTAGAGGTTTTTTAATAACGGAAAGAAAGAGATGTATAGATGCCATTGTTATATGGGATCCAGTTGGTAGTGGTCGAATGAATTATATTACGCATGGTGAACCAGGATGGGAAGGTGCTACTAAGGTAGAATTAAAGACAGATCCATGCCATTTAGATTTAATAAAACAATGTGAATATGCTTTAATAGATGGAATTAGATGTAAATTATCTAATCCACCTATATTGCGTGGTATAGGAGAAAAACATTTATTAGTCGCTCGGTTTTTTACTACTGACAAGCCCAAGAGAAATAGCGGTGAATATTTATAATTATCTAACTACTTTATATTAGAGGGGATATTAGTGAGTCCTTATAGACTTCATAGAAATAGTTTGGTACGTTTTCTTAGAGAAATTATAAAGGAAGAAGTAGATAATGTAGCAGATACATTAATGGATAGATTCGATAAGGAGATAGTACCGTTTGAGGACGAAGAAGATCCGGCCAGACCCTCAGTATTAGAGAAGGGTTTGAGCGGGTTTTGAAGGATACAATTAGAGATAATATATCAATAACTTCTACTTCAGCTGGGAACAGAGGATTATCTGTTTCGGTTGATATAGGGGTAGGTGATGAATCTAAGTTGGGATTCGGTGAAAGATTAGATGAAGAAACAACTGATGGATTAAGAATTATAGGAACCATACTTCAGGGCATTGTAGGTAGATATGTATTAGTTACAAGTGAGATGACTGGTGGACATGAAGGCAGATTTGGTAAGGCATTTTTACTATCCGAAGATCTATATAGAAAAGAAGCTATATATAAAGGATGGGATCCAAATAGACCTATTTGGTCGTTTTCTAATTTTCCAGGGGTACAGGATTTTTTCAGCGACATAAATTTCAAAGATATAGCGGCTAGAATAGCAAAAAAACTGGCGGAGGCAGTTAAAAAATAATGAAAAAATTTCGTAAGGAGGATTTAAGTTTACATCATTATCTCCGCTATAATGTTCTTGATGAATATATAGAGACTGATACTAATGTATCTCTTACATATTTGCCCGATATTTCTAGTGCTGGATCCCAAGTTTATGAAGCAGAATCAAATAGACTTCCACCACCTATTAGTCTAGGACGTGGTTGGGTTTATATAGATGCATATGGAGATGTTACGGAACAACAGAATGCAGTTACTGTTTATAACTCAGTGGGTTCAGTTATAAGTGGTACTGAATATATGATAGATTATATAGATGGTCGGGTTATTACGGATGGTTCGGTTACTCCATCGGTGGTAACTTATAAATATTTTTGTGTATCTTTAGTAAATGAATGGCAAGATGTAGAAGCAGCAGATGTACCTGTTGTTGTAGTAGATTTAAACACATTTGAAAAAGAGGGATTTCAACTCGGCGGGGGAAAAAGAGTCCCTAGAAAAGGTTATTTACATATATTTGCCACTAATCAGGCTGAACGAGATGATTTAATGGAATTATTGTACGATGGGATAAATGAAAAATGCGTCCCTAACCAAAACTGGACTAAGGGATCTATGATAGATTGGAATGGAACTTGGAATGATGATTATATTTATGAATTAGTTCAATATGAGAGCGGTCTGCATATTGAGAACGTAAGAGCAAGACACATAACACCACCATTTACTAGTGGAATACCTAGAACTGATAGTACAATGTTTAGTGATTTACATAGATATAGAGCTAGAATTGATTTTGAAATGTTTTATTGGAAAAATAATTAAAGGATTGTGAATTAATATGGGAAAAAAATATACTATAGGATATATAGAGGAAAATTTTAATAAAGAAGGTTATAAATTATTAACTAGTGAATACAATGGGTGCAAACAAAAGCTAGATTTTATATGTCCTAATGGCCATAGACATAATATAAGTTTTGATAAATGGTTAAAAGGCCAAAGATGTTATTACTGTAATGGTAATGTGAGATTGAGTAACACAGAAGTAAAAAGAGAATTTGAAGAAAATGGATATATATTATTATCTCAATATAAAAACAGCGGCACTAAATTGAAATATAAATGCCCTCAAGGCCATATAGGTGAGATGAAGTGGGATCATTTTAGGGACGGTCATAGATGTCCAGAATGTTCGGGGAATAAACCTATTAGTAGAGAAAAGATATCCGCTAGATTTAGCTCAATGGGTTATAAATTTTTAGATAAGATAAATAACAACGGTATTAGACGATTGTCTTATGTTTGCGATAAAGGTCATTATGGAGAAACCACATGGTATAACTTTAACAAAGGTATAAGATGTAATGAATGCGCGGGCAAAGCAAAAAAGACGGTGGATTTTTTACGAAATGAATTTAACACAGAGGGATACGCACTTGTAACAGAAAATTATGAAAACTGTCACCAAAAATTACATTTAGTATGCCCTAATGGTCATAATTATTATGTATCATGGGATAATTGGAATAATAAAAACTCTCGTTGTACGAAATGTAGTGAATGGGGCAGATCTAATCAAGAAACTGAGTTATTCGAGTTTTTGAATGGTATATGTGACAAAATAATTAGAAATGATAGATCATTAATAAGCCCTTATGAGATTGATTTTGTAATACCTGAAAAGAATGTTGCTATAGAATATTGCGGCTTATACTGGCATTCTGAATTAGCTGGTAGAAATAGGAATTATCATATAGATAAATTAGATAAATGTCAATCCAAGGGTTATAGACTTATAACTATTTTTGAGGATGAATTTGTAAATCGTAAAGAAATTGTTTTTTCAAGGCTCAAAACTATTCTTGGTTTAAATAGTAATAAGATATTTGCTAGAGATTGTTTAGTAAAAGAGATATCTACTAATGAGGCATCCGAGTTTTGTAATAAACATCATTTACAAGGATATCACGGTTCATCAATTAAAATAGGTGCTTTTTATAAAAATAAATTAGTATCAGTAATGACTTTTTCTAAACCATCTATAGCTAAAGGTAGTAAATATAAAGAAGATTTTATTTGGGAACTGTCTAGGTTTTGTTCCATCCAAGACTATATTATAATTGGTATAGCTTCAAAGTTATTAAAATTTTTTGAAAGAAATTACAAATGGAATGAGATATTTTCATATGCAGATAGAAGATGGTCTGATGGTAATTTATATATAAAAATGGGATTTGAATATTCTAGTATTACTACTCCTAACTATTGGTATTTGAGTAAACAATCAAGAATTCATAGATTTGCTTTGCGTAAAACAAAAGAGGATCCTAAGGATCAAACAGAATGGCAAATAAGAAAATATGATGGTTGGAATAGAATATGGGATTGTGGGAATTTGAAATATAAAAAAATTAATGCCTCATATTTAAGCAACTATGTTGCTTAGGAGAAGGACAGGAGAGTTCGTTAATAGTCAATGCCTCGATCTATTAGAACTCTAGGGTATAGCTTAAATCCAACCTCGAGCTGTAACAAATATTTATAGGAGGAATAACATACTATGGCAAGAAACAGGATCATTTATGGTTCTCAATCAGTATGGTGTAATGGTGAAATCCTATATAGAGTGCAGACACTGGGCAGTACCACAACTTTTACGTCTGAGGACATATTTGAACTAGGTCATTTAGATATAGTAGACGTTGTGGACGACGTAAGATAGTTGCGTCCTTGTTGGGTAACCAACATGTAAAACTTCATGATATGCTGGAAACTCCCACTAAGTTTTTACTACTAACCGATATCGGAGTAATAATGTAAAAAATAGGGACAATCAGCAGGGGAGATTTTATAATGAGAAAAAAAATGCCTTATAGTAAGGATGAATTACAAAAGTTGTATATGGAAGAGGGATCTATAGGTAAAGTAGCATCAAAATTATCTAAACCTTATAGTACTGTTAGATATTGGTATGAAAAAAATGATATCAAAGTACAACCTTCATGCATGACTATCTACCAAGAATTAAGAGAAACCCCCATGTCACAATTTCAAAAATCTATAGTTTTGGGTTCGGTTCTTGGTGATGGGAATTTGAAATTAGCCCCCCATAGTAAAAATGCTAGACTAAGAATTGGTCATTGTAAAAAGCAAATAGGTTATTTAAAATGGAAATACGATATGCTACAACCCTTTTCTAGAAAATTTGGTTTAGATCAGCCTGCCAAAGAAAAAATTTATAAAGGGAAAAAGTTTAAGTCGACTGATTTTTACAGATTTCATACGGTAGTTCATCCAGATATTACTTATTATTATAGAAAATATTATAATAAGGGTAACAAAATAGTTCACAGAGACGTTATAGATGAACTTGATTTAATATCACTTGCTATATGGTTTGGTGATGATGGATCTTCATACAGAGATAAAAGAACTGATGCTGTTATGTGCTCATTTGCTACTAATTCATTTAGTTATAAGGAACAAGTAGTGCTAGTAAAGGCTTTAAGAAGGTTCTTTGGTGGTACCATAAAAATAGATGAGCAAGGTAATAAAGGCAGATCAGATTTACTTTTAAGAATGTATAAGACCGTTTATGTAAAAGACTTTTTGTACAATATTAAATCAATTTTACCAAAATGTATTCATTATAAAATCGCCCTCAGAGACTAGGTATGAAGCTCCTATTTTATTATAGGATGAAGGTATAGTCCGAACTTACAGGAAACTGTAAGAGGGAATGCCGAAGAGCTTCCCCGCCTAACAGGTAAAGCTGAGGTCATTATAAGTAACAGATTGACCTGCTGTCGCAGTTACACTTAACACTAACGATTGGGGCGATGTAAAAACCATGGCCGTATTAGCACAAGTTCCAGCAGCTAAACTTGCAATGGACGCTAACGCTACTAATAGTAATGCTAACTTAGCTACTGTTGACTCAAGTCTTACAGAGTTGGGTTATTACCATCATGGTGCATGTTTAGCTGACTTTGCGGTTACTTGTGGTAACTTAACTGGTGTTACTTTATGGGCTCCAGTTCAGTCAGAATGTGATCTTGGTACACTAGCTAATAATATAGACCAGACTATGGTAATGGACGAAGTCTACGTAAATAGTCTTGAATTTGGCTATACTACTGGTGCAAATGCTACTGAGAACTACGGTGCTGAGACTGACCAAAAGCTATGGTTGCTGAATGATGGTAGATTTGTTAACTACGAAGAACTAGATTATGATAGTGGTGATTTTACCACTTCTGGTACTTTAGCTTCTGGTGTTACTATAGCCACATTTAGTGATGGAAGTTTGGGATTCTTAAGAACCGATGTTGATGGCGCTAGGGCAGTTACCTATTTTGATGCAAGTGCGAACAATGGGCTTGGTGAACAAGTTAATTGGGCAGTTGTTTCTGGTACTGCTGCTGCTACTAGTACATTTGTGTATGATGAATCTACTGATACCTTGTATCTACCTACTGTTGGTATAGCTCCAGCGGCCGGCGACAAGATATTTGCTGTATACTCAGCAGACGGTTATGTAACTGCTATGGGTAATAAATATTTTGAAATTCTAGATGTTACTGAGCGCCCAGATACTATTGGCGCTTTGAGACAGGGTCAGGTAGAGATTTATATTGTATCTGATACTGACGCATCATATGAGAATGCATGGAGATTGACTGCGGTTACTATTACTTCTGACCTTACGCGTGAAGCTTTGGCTGAACTTGGTCATTTGGGTCCATATGATAGGCCGTTGACAGTTCCAATACCAATTACAGTTACCATAGACACCACTGCTGGTGACTTGGAACATTGGTCAAGATTTGCTGATAGGTATTCCGAGTTTGCTAATGATACTATGATAGATATAGATCTAGCAGATTTATTCTCATCGGAAGATCTTAAGTTAGTGGTTAAGGTATTTGCTCAGACCGACGAAGAAGCTGGTGGAACAGGTTCTAATAGAACTATTGCTGTCGGTTCAGATCTTATTGGTCAGGATTATTTTTGGTCAGATTCTGCGGCAAGTTCTGTAAAGGGAACCATTGCTGCTGGTCAAACTGAAAGAGCACTTAAGACTATCGTTGTTGAACATCTTAAGATTACGGATGAGGCTTACACATTGGATCTTGGAACAAACGCTACTCAGACATTTGGGTTTCGTTCAACCAATGATCTCTATGTTGTTAAGGGAGACCTTGATATAGATCATATTACTGGTGGTAATAAGATTAGGCGTAATGCTTAATTAGATTGAAGGCGTATGGGTGAGGGAACTATCCCTCACCTATACCTTAATTATGGGAAGGAGAAATAAGATGGTTGAAAAGGTTGATAAACATAAGGAAAAGTTAATGCGAGATGTTAACGAGGAAGTTACTATATTGTTTGAAAAAACATTAGATTATGCCGAAGTGGCTGTACCTAATGTAGAACAATACAAAAGGCTTAGATCAAAAATACTAAGAGTTGGTAATAATTGTATACGCAATATTAATAAAATTATAGCTGCTCGTTATTTAGTAAAATTTGATCCGCCAACTGAAACTATTATTGAAACCAAATTAGGTAATACGGCAAAGGACTAATATAGGAGGATGTAAAATGGAAGAAAAAGAAAAGGCTATTGTAGAGAACAGAAGGAAATTTGAGGACCCCACTACATCAAAGACTTATTATATTGCTACACCAACAGCTGAAGATGTAAGGGGTGCAGATTGGCAATATAGCAAGATGTATACAAAATCTCTTAAAGAAGGTATTGTAACATCTGCTGAAATGGTGGACGTACTTAAATTACGCGGAGTTATAGGACCTGAATTTGAAAGACGTCAGAAGGAATTAACCGATGAGCTAGCTAAGAAAGTTGAAGAATTGAGATCATCAATAGACATGGATGATAAGCAGAGGCTGGCATTAGAAGTTAGTTCTTTAAGGCAGGAGTTATATGAGTGGAATTATAGGCTTAATGGTCCAATGTCTAATACATGTGAGCAGATAGCCGATGATTCTAGGTTGGAATATTTAACATCAAGAATGGTTCAACGAGATGATGGTGAAAGACTGTGGGAAGAGTACTCTGATTTTTTGAAGGAAAGTAACCAAGCTTTATCTATGAGAGCTAGGTTTGAAGTTATGCTCTATTTACAGGGACTAGATTCTGATTTTCTTGAGAAAACTCCTGAGGCTACAGCTATTAGAGAGATAGAACAGGATATACAAAATAAAGCTAGTGAAGCATTGGCTAAATTAGAAGCATCTGTGGCCGAGGACTCAGAGGAAGAGGAATCTGATACTACCGAAGAAAAAAAATCCAGATCTAAAAGAAAAAGTAGAACAAGAAAAACTACAAGTAAAAAATCGGAGTAATTATGACATTACCGATTGGAGAACTAGAAAAATACATAGAGCAAATTTGTACTGGAATTAAAATAGTTGATATTGATAATTATACCATATTATTCAAGCCGGCTACAAATTTTGTTCTTATGAAAGCTAGACGCCTTTATGATATGGAGTATAAAAGATCTATAGATGAAGGATTGTTACCTATAGACGAAATGAAAACTATACTTGAAGAGCGTAATTTTATAAGGGCTGAGGATAGAAATAAATTATCTAAACTTCAATCACAATTAGAAGCTCAAAAAATATTGCTGGCAAAAACACTAAAAGTTAAAGCTAATCAAGACCGTATAAAAGATGTAATACATAAACTGGAAGAAGAGATAAGTCAAATAGAATCAGTGGAAAGGTCCAAGTTTTCTATGACCGCAGAGACTAGAGCTGAGGAATCTAAGTTATTATATCTTTGTTATAAGTGCACGTATGATATAGATACAGATAAGTTATATTGGCCTACTTATAAGGATTTTTCCAACGAGTCTAGATTGACATTCAGACAAAAAGTTTTGTCAGAATTTATATTATTTTACAGTGGTATACCAACTACTAAGATAAGAGCTATAGCTAGAAGTAATTTGTGGAGAATACGATATTTGACAAGTCTGAAGACGTCGGAACCTCTGTTTGGGGTTCCGACATCTGAGTATACCAACGATATGTTAAATCTTGCATATTGGTCTCACTATTATCAGAATATTTATGAGATGATGCCCGATGACCAGCCATCGGATTTGATTATAGATGATGATGAGGCGTTAGATGCGTATATGCAAGATTATTATGAGGAAAAAAATAGAGAGGCTGCTGGAAGGAGAGATACACGAAAGAGGAGAGGTAAGCTACAAGCATTTAATTCTCAAGAAGTTATTGTTACTAGATCCAATGAATTATACGAAGATATTACTTATGATACACCTAGAGAATCACAAGCTATAAAGGACAGGAATTTAATAAGAAAAAAGAGTAGAGTTACAAAAGGTAATAGAGTTGGAACTATACCTGATAAACTACCTACCAAATAAGGCAAGGAAAGGTCGAAAAGAATGAATAATTATATTATAACATTGGCATATATTTTATAGGAGGACTGACCTTTGCCTGCCCCTACCGAAACATTTCGCATTGAAATACTGGAAGATATTAAAAAGTCAGCTACTGACCAAGAAACCAAGCAGCTCGCTGCTAATATGGTTAAATTGACCCGCGCTGTTGAAAGGCTTGAAAAGTCACTGGTTAGAACTGCGCCCACTCATCGTGCTGGAGATCCTTCCTTTGAACAAATAAGACGTGATATAAAAAAGATCGAACTGCGGGAAGATGCTGTTAAGAAATTAGAAATAGCAGTTAAGCAGTTGGAAAGACGTATGGGTGAACTGCCTAATACTATTAGGACAGTTGTAGGTGGTAGTAGGGGTGTACTTAGACGAGAAGAAGAGAGGCGCGTTGCTGGAAGGCCTGTGGGAGGACTACCTGAGAACAGAGAATTAGTAAGGCAGTTAAAATCATTAGCGGATGCTCTTAATAGAGTCGAAAAGTCAGCAACTTTTGCAGGCGGCAGAGAACAAACTAGGAAAGATATAGAAGCTATAGCTAAATCTCTAACGGCTAGAGATAAATCTGCCTCAGAATTAAGCAAAGCTATTGATAATTTAAGTAAGAAAATAGAGGTTGTTGCTCCTACTAAGAATGTACCAGCTCCTACTTTAAGGGAACTAAGTGATGTAAAGCTATTAGGACGGGATTTAAAAGAAATAGGTGCTGATTTCAAGAATATAAAAAATCAGTTAAAAGATAAAATAGTAGTATCATTTGATATAGAGACTTCTGAAATTAAGAAAGATCCTCAGGGAAAGAAAATAGTTGATGCTATAACTCAAATAGCGTATCAAAAAGGCACACTAGAACAAATATTAAAAGGACAGGCTGAAGTAAAACAAATACTTATTAAGCCCCCTAAGGGAACCAGGACTGAGGAATCTTTCAAAAAATTAATAGGCAAAGCTGCAGAAGTTAATAAAGCTGAATTAAAAACTTTACTTGCTGAAGGTAAAGAAGCTGATGAAGCTTTGAAAGAATTTGCTAATGCACTTAAAGGCGCTTCAGCTGTTGTTGGTCAAAATATAGGCGATTTTGATATTGGAATACTTGAAGATCATTTTAAGAAGACAGGAACTAAATTAGACGCTGTAGATAGTGAGTTAGAAGGATTTGTGGACACACTTAGACTAGCTCGTAAGGCATTTCCACAGAGAGCTATTTTAGGACCACAAGCTCAAATTAAAAAACCTTTTGGATTAGAACAATTTGCTAAAGACTTTGAACTAGCAGGATCATCAGCTGAAGATTTAGGCGAAGAGATGCACGATGCTAGAGGTGACGTAAAGAAAGTAAGATTGTTGTTACGGGCTTTGGATGGTTCTACGGAAGAGATGAAAGCTGCTGAAGAATTCTTTTCTGCTAGACTTGATCGTATATCAAAAAGACTAGAGATATTAACTAAAGATTATGAAAGATTAAGTCAGAAAACACAGCAAGCCATTAGTGACCTAGATAAGTTTAGGTCGCAGTCTTCTGATGCTTCTGATGAACTAAAGAAGGTTAAGAAAGCGGCTGAGCGTACAGTTTTAGAACTAGCTGATCCAGCTAAAATTAGATCATCTATACAAGCAGCTACATTTAGGCCACAGGTAATACACCCTAGAGCTGGCGGAGGCCCTACACCAATAATTGGTGGGGAAGGTGTACCAGGCCTTGAAACTATGGCTGCTAAAGTAGGAGATCTAGCAACTTCGTTAGATAAGCTACAGAGTAATATTATTTCTTCTCTAGAGAAAGGTATGTCTAGGGGGATGGAGATTATAAGAAATGAAGCTGGAGAGGCATTTAGACTTGCTCCTGGTGGTAGAGAGTTTGAAATAAAAATAGCCAACGTGAGAGATTTGACACGATCTCTTACTCAGGAGTACGGAGAGTTTGTTAGACCAGGAACTAGTGCTTCGCAATTAGTTGAGCAATTTATTAGAGCTTTTACTAGGTCGTCATTAAGTACCGCTAGATCTCCAGAATCCATGGCTGAAGAAATTATTAAAGAACTAGCACCAATGACAGAGGAATCTGTGTCTATAATGGGCAGGGAGATACAAGAACTTTTTGGTAGGATCAGACGAGAAGAGATAGGAGTAGCCGAAGTAGCTGGTAGAGCTGATCTGGGCGAGATATTTAAAAATATTGTAGTGGAAAATAGAGCTCAGCGAAAATTAAACGAGGATTTTATAAAAAGAATAGCTATACCAGCCGTTCGTATAGGCGCTGGTGGTCTTGGGCTCGAGACAAAACTTGGTGCAGAGAAAGCTATATCAAACTTTGCGACTATAACTACTGGACTAGAAAAATTTGTGAATGAGCTAAAATCTCTTGGTGCTCCGGCTATAGAAATAGAAAAATTTGCTGCAAGGGTTGGTGAATTACCATTAGCATTTAAGCGCGCCGGTAGTTTGGCCAGGCCTGGTGGACCTGAGGAATCTAAAGCACAAAAGGTTGCTCAAGACTTAATAAACAGAATGATAGAGCTAGGTGGTAGGCAGTTAGTTGGTAGAGGTTATCAAAGAGCTATAGCATTGAGGACATTTGAACGTAGAGCGCCTGTGATAGGAAAAGAGCGAGCTACAGAAGAAGCATCTGCCATCGTCCAGAAATCTGGAGAGAGTGTCGAAACTTTATCACAACAAGCTAAAGATTTGGGAATTACTGCGCTGGATGTAGCAAAGGCTCTAGATACTATAGAATTTGAAAATATTTTTGATATTATAGATAGATTATTTCAGGCTGGCAAAGTTCCTTTTTTACAAAGAAAAGCTGGTGGCCTGGGTAGATTTGACGATCAAACTTTGAGAGATATATCCAGCATAGTCAATTCTGTTACTGGATTATTACCTCTGATAGAGCCTGGACGCCCTAGACGTAGAGCACAACAGGAATCAGTGGTTAGAGTTTTGACTAAGCCCACTACTAGAGCTAGGCCTCAAGAACAAGAAAGAAGGATATTAGAAGTAAATTTACTGTGGCGTGATTTAGCTGATCAGGCAGCTAGACTTGGGGAAAATTTAATTGAGGGTAGAAAAGATCTAGAAGGCGTTATAGGAGAAACATTGAACCTAAGTGATTCTGCTGGCGCAGCTTTTAAAGAACTTAGTGGTCATTTAGGAGAGCTTAATAAATCACTTATTAGTGTAAGCACGGGAGCTATTCGTGGATTGGCTCCTTTTGAACAGTTCACACCATTAGAAAGACAGGTATCACAATCGCAAGCTGGAATAGCTGGTGGAATAGGTAGAGCTGGTTTAAGGACGCCATCATTGTTAAGTGCCAGAGAAGAGGCTCTTATCAGATCTGGAGCAGCTGGAAGTCGTGGTACTGGTTTAGATGTATTAACCGAAATAAGAGATACAGCGGAGACGTTCGAAGATCAGATAGTTATATCCGGTAGATTGGCTAAATCATTTAATAAGATAGTAGAGCGATTAATAGCTCCAGCTAAAAGAATAGCAGAAGGTGGAGAGATAACCGAGATACAGCCTGGGATAAAACAGATAACTGGCAGAGGCAAAGGATTTTTAAAAGCTACTGAGGATTTTGAGTCTGCTTTAGAAGATGTTACTTCTGAATTTCAAAAGATATTTGGTGTTCCAAAAACTATAGAAAGCAGAGCAGATGTAGCAAAAATAGGCGACGAAATAATACGTGTTTTAAGAGAACATAGAGGTAAAGAGGTAGAAGTACAAACTGCCAAATTATCAGAGATTTTCTTGAACACATTTGGTAGAAAAATAGCAACTAGGTTTGGTACAAAGGGTGTTGCTATAACACCAGGAGTAGTACCTACAGCTACGAAAGAGGTGCAAAAGGCCTTAGAGGAAGTCAGAAAGACTATAGTAGGTGGTGCTAAGGCAAAAGTAGTTCCTGGTGCAGGTCTTGGGTATGCTAAAGTGCCTAGGACTGCTGGTGAACTATTAGCTGATATAATAGGTGAGGAAGCCCCAAAACTTTCTAAGGCTGGCGAATCCATATTTAGTGACAAAGTACTGGAATTTTTACAGGAAAGTTTGGTAAAGTCTGGTAATAAATTTGTACAGGAATTATTTACTGACGCTAGTAAAGGATTGGTTACTAAAGAGGAAGCCAAAAAGCAAAAAGCCATATTTGACGCTGCTACTAAGTTTATAGAGGAAGCTTTTAGAGTTAAATTACCAACTGGAGCAGCTGGTATAAAAGAAATACAGGACATTTTTACTGGATTATTTCCTAAGGAAAGTTTATTTGAGTTTCAACCTATAGAAGCTAGGATAAGCGCTCGTGGTGTTGCACGTCGTGGTTTACAGTCAGAGGTGCTGGAAGGTATAATTAACAACTTAATAGGAACTACTACTGATATAACAACTTTGATAGATCAAGTAGGCAAAAACGCTCTTACAGAGACCGAAGAAGGTAGGAAGCGTATAAATGAAACATTACAAGCTCTTGGATTTGAGGCTTATGAAAATATAGATGAGGTATTGAAGAAATTAAAACTAGAATCTCCTGATTTTGATCCATCTAAAATTCTGGAACTAGCAAACGTATATACTACTGTTATAGATGAATTTGGAAATAAGTTACAAAGTTTTGTATCACCAAAATTTTTACAAACAGTAGAGATTCCAGCTAAAGCACTGGGAGATCCCATAAAGGACTTAAAACTGGATTTTCAATCATTTGCTGCTTTTGCGGGAATTTTTGGAGAGAACTCCGAACTATTAAAAGAGCTTGCTAAATCTTCAACATTTGCATCTAAAGAAGCTTTTGAATTAATTAAAGCTTTTCAATTATTAGATCCAACCGTGGCTAATTTAAAAGATGCGGTATTAGCCGGATTACCTAAATTTTCTTTAGAAGAAATAAGAAAATTTTCTGGTGCAACCGGAACATTAGAAGATTTTAAAGACACCATTTTTGACATAGCTAAATTTCCTACCGCTTTTAAACTACAAATTCCAAGTATGAAGCCAGGTAAGTTAGGTTTTGAAGAATTTTTTGTACCTGGTCCTGCCGCAAGGGGTACATTCGAAGAACCACTCATTGGTGAGCGTTCACCTACTGCATTATCAAGGGCTCTTTCTAACGTAATCAGTGCAGCCAAAGACGTAGAAGAACTGGCAGCAGCTGCAGCACGTGAAGGGGTGGGCCTTAGCGAAGAGTTTCAAAATAAATTTGCTTCAACCATTCGCGGAGAGCTAACCAAGGAACTAACTGATACTATAAAAAAATTTCAGCAATATGAAACCGCTTTGACTCCTGAAAATATTAAAATTATGGAGAGAACGCTTGATAGATATATTAAGGCTTTGTCGGAAACGGAGCCGGTAGCGCCTGTATTTGCACGCCCTGGTGGAGAGACGCAAAGAGGGGCTGTAGAAGTATTTAGACAGGAGCTTGTGGGTGATCCTAGACAGTTTAGTCGCGTTCTTAGTAGAATATCAGATATATTAGTAGGTGTAAATCCTGCTTCCATTAAACGTGAATCCGAAGAACTGAGAGCAGCTTTAAAATCATTTGAAGAGAGTGGTGGTGTAATACCAGCTGAGTTTAGAACACCAGGCAGATTGGGTATATTAGAGCGCGGCTTTCAAGGTAATTTCCCAGCTATGATAGAAAGTTTTCTTGACCGATTAAAACAGGAAGCCGAAGCTAAACCACTTTTTGATATCCAACTAGAAGCTGGTAACTTAGAGGAATTTGCGGATAGTGTGGGAATTAGTCTACAAAGATCTGTAGAAGAAGCTTTAGAACTCAGAAGACAATCATTAACGAGAGCTAGGGCCTCATATGAAAAAGCTCTTGGTGAAGAAGTTATAGGCAGAAAGAAAGGCATAGAACAAGCATTTCTACGCAGAGAAGTTCCAGCTATAAACTTAAAAGCCATTAATGCCGCGGCTGATAAAACTGAGGATTTAAATAAATTAATAGATACACTATCTGGTAAAGATACTAATATACAGATAGACATACCTAATGCGAACAGTATTATTAGTAAACTTAAAGAAATACGCGATGAGCATGAAAAGTTTGTTAAGAAAGCTAAAGAAATTGGTTTGCCAGTTCTCAAAGAGGGTGAAATAGCTATACCAGAAGCTGCTGCGGCTAAAATAAAGGTGCGGACTGGTGAAGCTGGTGAAATAAAGACTACACTTAAAGATCTAATAGAGCAACAAAAACGTGTATTCGTTGAATCTGCTAGATTTCCATTTACTGGCACATTGAGTGTGCAGCCACATGTTGCTAGATTAATGGGCGAAGCTTTTGGCAAGGAAGTTGGTAGATTAGGTACCAATGTAGCTGCTGTGCCAGGCGCTCCAAGGCTAGATATAGAATCCTTAACTGGAATTTTAGATGAATTAAGTCAATTTGTTGGTATAAAGCCAGGATTTGGTGTAGACGAATCAGGTGAAAAGCGAGCCTACAGTTTACTAGAACAAAGAGAGATGGCGTGGTCTGAAGGCACGGCCGCTGGTGCAGAGCGTGCTATGGAGCTAACCAAAACCATAGAATCTTTGATATCAGTTATAAATTCTGCAACACCTAAGTTTACAAATCTTGAACAAAAACTGGATTTTGACGGTGACGCTTTAGTTATACATACTGGACAGGTAGAAAAATCAAGACAAGATATAAAGAAACATTTTGAATCATTTGGTAAAGATGTAACCTCAGTAAGAAATCTGTTTAGAACTATATTTACAGCCATAGATGAGAGAGATATTAATACCCTTGTGGAGATGGGGCAGGCGTTTAGTGAAAAATTTCCTAAAGAAAAAGGATTCGAATTTTTAACACAACCTCAGATTAGGGAGAATATAGAAAATCTTAACTTAAATGAGGTTGCTGAAGCTCTATTTTCTGGTACAAAGGGATTTGAATCTTTAGAAAAAGGAACAGATGAATATATTAAAGCATTGAATGATTTTACAAAATCTTTATTAGAGAAAGAAATATTACCAGAAGTATTTACTAAATTAGGGGTTGTAGAAACAGAAAGAGCAGGCGTAGCAGAACGCATAGGAGGTACAGTCACTGGATTATCGGGATTAGGAGCTACTGAATTAGACAGGAGTATATCTAAATTAACTCAGGAAATACTTAGACAACAATTATTTGAAAAAAGATACACAGATGCAATAACTGGTCAGTTATTTAAATTACAAACCGGGCCTATTGTTGAAGGTATAAGTCGTTTAGCTAGAATTTCTGAATTAGAAACAGGATTTGGCCGTGGAATGGCTGGCACAGGTGGTGGAGGGTTGTTACCACCATCAGCTGCGTTTTTAAAAAGATTTCCAAAGGAAAGCATAGCTTTAGGTGCTATTCCTGAGAAAGGTGAGTTCGCAGACACGGCTGCTGCTTTTGGTACTCGTATAAATGAGATTTTAAGATTCGTTATTCAGCAAGGATTTGATGTAAAACATCCTGGAGTACAATCTGCTGCAAATAAAATAATAGAAAATATTGGTAAAAAAGGTGGAATTGAATCTATTATAGAAGTATTGAATGCTGAGGAGGGCCCTCTTAAGAAATTACAGAAATTTAATGAGCAAATAGAAAATGAAGTTAGACTTAGATTAGGCAAGCATCCCACTGAAGCACTAAGAGAAGAATTAAAAAGATTTGAGCCTGAACTTACAGAAGCGGTAGTTGGTAATTTATCTAGAGAAGAAATTATAAAGCGTGTGATTAAACACGTAGATTTGGCTGCTACTTTTGAGGAATTGGGGAGACAAATACAAAGACAGGCTGTCAAGGCTTTAACTATAAAACTTACTGAAGAGGTAGAAGCTCTTCCACCAGGCGCTAAAAAAGCTAGGAAATTGGCTGATATAAGAGCTGCTGGAGGCGTAGAGAAATTTGCAGCTGAGCAAGTAGCTAGGGAAGCCGCGTCTGAGACAGGTATTAGTTTATTTTCTACTATTACTAGTACATTACAACCTATATATAGACTAAGAACTAGTATGGAAAATATAGAAACAGCTGCTAGACGTTCTAGACTTCCATTTCAAGCTCAAGAAGTATCTGTGCCTACAGGAGAAGCCGGCGAGAAGATAAAAAGAGATCTTCAAACAGCGCAAAAAGCTGCTAATGTTTTAAATAGATCGTTGATTCAAGCAGCGCAAGAACCTACTGGTGGAGTGCAAAAATTACTAGTGGTTTCTGCTTTGAAAGAACGTTTTAAAGAGTTGGAAGAGTTGGAGAAATTAGGGCGTGAAGCCAAAGCCAGTGTTGGATCATTTGAATCTACTTTTGGCGACGTAGTAAAAACTAATGAGATAGCTGTAAAAGTATGGCAAGATGCTCTGAGACAAGTTGGAGCTGGTAGATTAGGTCCTATTGGTCCTAAAGAAATAGAAGAATCTTTTAATCAGATTAGTATGGCTATAGAAATAGCTAAAGATAAGATGAAAGAGATATCTCAAATTGCAGGTCTTCCACAGATAAGTCCTGAAGAAAGAGCTTTGACTGGTCTAGAAATCAGAGAATCTAAAAGTAAAGAGATATTCGAGCAATCCAGACAATTAGTAGAAGCATTATCTGCTCAAGGAGAACCACTACCTGTTCCTGGTGATTTGGAAGCTAGTGCTCAATTACTACATGACAGACGACTAGAGCTATTAGAGTTTATAGCCACGATGTCAGAACAGTTTAGACGTGTGTCAGAAGTTATAAAAACTATACCGGCTCAGAAAGAGTCCTTAAAATTAGTATTCCCTGAATTCGGCGATATAGAAAGAAAGATTGCTGATACTGGCGACGTTGATAAAGCTCAGTCCGAATTTGTTGAAGAACAGAAGAGCAATATGCAAGTTATTCAAGAATGGTTTAACATGCAGACTCAAAAAGCTTCTGATCTGAAAGACGCGGTAAAAACAACTCAAATCCCTGAAGAATCTGTTACTACCAGACAACTTGAACAAACTACATCTGAAATATCTGACGCGATTGATAATCATATAAATCAGGCCATTTTAAATAGAAAAAGAGCCGCACTAAAACAACTAGAAAAACTTGCTGCTGGACCAGAGGCAACCATAACAGCACCTTTACATGAGATATTTAGAGCTAGTGCTATAAAAGCTGGTGGAAAGTATGGTGGTGGTACCCAGGAAGAGTCTATTTTAAGTAGTATGTTAGGTTTGGAAGATCCTAATGCCATTTTGGAGGTAACAGGTCTAAGAGGAACATCAATACATAGACAGATACAAAAGGAATTGTTACAGCAATTTCCTAAAGCCGAAATAGAAAAACCCATAGAAGATTTGGAAAATAGACTGGTTGGGCATCTGGATGTTTTATATGAAAAAGCTGGTAAAAAAGTAGTTGCTGATATAAAAACTATTTATAGCCCGAAGCAATTTGATTTCCTCAAACAAATATCTGACGAGATTCAGCATAGAGGAATTACTATACAAGAAAAACTGGATGAGTTAAAATCCAAAGAAATTACCAGTTATGTAGAGCAGAATGTAATACGCAGGCTGGAAGATTATCTAAGCCAGGTTAATGTATATTTAAAGAATGTGGAGAATTCTGTTGGAGAAATTATAGTTGTAAGTACTCACGATCCTTTCGATAGATTCACATTACCTATAGGCGAATTTGATCCAGAAAGATTTGATAAAGATCTTGAAGCTATAGAGAGTGCTAGACTTAAAGTGTTAAAGATATTAACTTCGGTAGAGCTAGGGGTAGGTTTACCAAAAGAAACATTATCTGAATTTCCTAAGATATATCAAGAACTGGCAGATAGATTAGCAAAAACTGGACCAAAAGGATTCTTAGAAACTTTACCAACAGTTCCTTTGGGAGAAGTACAGAGATCATCGGAAGAAATATTAAATAGTCTCGATGAAACACAGGAAAAATTATTTGACCAATTAAGCAAAGAGTATTTAGAATTGTTTGAAGCCCTAGGTGGACCTGGTAGAGCTGAAAAAACGTTTGGAAAATTATTTTCTGCTGGTGGGGCCGCTTTTGGTGCTGCTGGTGGGGCAGGAGGAGCCACACCACCACCTCCACCACCAGGAGGTTTTGGTGGGGGGTTTGATGATGATGAGGAATTTAAAAAGAGAATAGAAGCTATACTGGCCAAAATGAGGGAAGGCGTAGAACCTGATGTACCAGAGATAGTAGATTTAATAAAGGCGTTGGAAGATGAAATTCCTATCAGGATACTAGCTGCTCAGAATAGACGCGATGCTGCTATGGCTAAGGCATTAGAGGAATTGTCTAAGGCTATATTACAGGCTATAGAAGAATCCGGGTCTACTGTAAAATCGTTTAAGAAAATAGTAAGATTATTTGATCAAATAGATCAAGTTAAAAAACAACAACCGTCGCCGCAAGACATAAATAGACTTAGAACCCCAGAAATAGTACGCCAGAGGCCTGATGATCCGCAAAATCTATTCACAAATTTAAAAGCTCTATTTGAAACCGCTATAAGAGTCAATAAGTTAGCAGATCCAAGTGAAATAGAAAAATTTGGTCCTGAAATAGCCGAATTAATTGGTCAGGCTGCGGAGAGGGGTCCTGTTAAAGAAATAACAGATCAAATAGCCGATGCCGTTAATAAGAAAAAAGGCGGTATGGCTATAATATGGCAGTATTATAAAAAAGCTGTAGGTGATTACTTTGTAAATAGACTTAACGCTTTATCTGAAGAAATAAATGCAGAATCTGGTACTCCGAGGGGTAGAGCTGCTTTTGCAGAGTTTGAACAAGTATTAGAAAAATATCTCGCTAATATAAGAGGAACTCTTGGTAGAGCGAGTGATATTTACACACAGCGAGGTCCTACAGGTAGGAAAGATATTTTTGTTGAACCAGAGCTGGCCAGATTAACCGGTATATACAAGACTCCAGCACAATTAAGAGAACAAGCTAGAACACAATACGGACTACAACCTCAATTTGCTCCTGCATTTGACGTGTTAACCAGTGATTTAGCTGATTTGGAAAATATTAGAACGCCTCTCGAAAAGATACAGAGCGTTTTTGATATGTTGACTAAGCTAGATCCAGCTATGAAAGAAATTTTAGAAGACGCTGATTTATTTAGGCGCATAGGTGACCAAGCCGTTGAAGCGTGGGATTTTGAAACATTACAAAGAGGAGTAACTCAGTTAAGAGAAGCTCTACAAAGTTATGAAAGATTACAGATAGGCGGCTTTGGCGGCATGGGTGAAGATTTTACAGCAACAGCCAAGGCTAATGTATCTGAAACTATTAAACTGTTAAAAAGAATGGAAAGAATGTTGGTTACTGGAGGAGCCCAATCATCCCCATTAGGACTTGTAGGGGTACCGACAGAATTAGATCCGCAGACACAAGCGCTTCTACATAGAAGAAACATAGCTCAGCTACAGAAATACTTTGAGACTCCTGAAGCTGAAGGCGGACCCGAGAAAGGTGCGGCATTTACTTATAAACAACGCATAATTGATCCAGCTAGTAAACAAGTTCTATCTAATATGACGGAAGAATTTAAAAAGATAGGGGAAGCTAGTAATAGAGCTGGTGAACAGGTAAGTTTGTTTACTCAAAGAACTGAAGATCTCATAGCCTCTTTCCAAGAAAGAAAAGGATTAGGACAAGCATTTGGGCGCGTCCTTAGATGGGGTATTGCTAGTAGATCTGTTTATGGATTAGTCAGAGCACTACAAAGTATGGTTGATACCATAGTGGATGTTGAATCTGGTATAGCTGTGCTTAGACAGGTTATGAATCCTCTTACTACAGATTTCCAACAAATTACTGCATCAGCTGTTAGTTTCGCAAAAGAATTTGGTTTACCTATTAGGCAGGTTATAGATTCAATGAGAGTGTTTGCTCAGCAAGGTTTAGCTCAAGCTGAAGTTGTGGATAGAGCACGTACTTCTGCTTTAGCTGCTAATGTTACAACTCTTAGTGCAGTTGACGCTACGGAAGCTATAACCGCTGCTACTAAAGTATATAGACAAGAGGGTGAAAGTACTGTTAGATTTCTAGATTCTTGGACAGAAGTCGAAGCGAGACATGCCATTACCTCTAATGAGTTAGCCAATGCTTTGAAAAAGGCAGCCGCTGCAGCTAAAACTTCAGGAGTGGAATTCGATGAGTTGAATGCTATTGTGACTGCTATCGGTGAGACTACTAGACAGTCTGGTAAAGAGATAGGTACTTCATTGAGATTTATATTCAGGCGTATACAGGCTGAGAAGGGTCCTAAAGAATTAGCGAGTATAGGTATACCTGTTGTAGGAGCTGGTGGCGAGTTGAGAAGTACTTTTGATATATTAGGAGATTTATCTGATAAATGGAAAGATTTGACTAATGCCCAGAGACTTAATATAGCTACAGCTATAGGTGGTAGAAGGCATTATAACAGTCTAATAGTTCTAATGCAAAATTGGGATAGAGCATTGTCAGCGTTGAACAGTAGCTTGAATTCTAAAGGTGCTGCCGAAAGACGTAATTATATAGTTATGCAGACTTATGCTAAGCAGCTTCAGCAGGTTAGAGGAGCATTGGTAGATCTGCAAATTCAGTTTGGTAAATTTGCTCTACCCGTTGCAAAAGGTTTACTACAAAGTATAAAGTTCTTGTTAGAGACTTTAGCTAATATACCACCAGGTATAAAAATAGCAGCGCTGGCTTTCTCAGGATTGTTTGTTGCTATTGCTAAAGGAAAAACGTTAATTGATGATATTATAAACAGAGTAATGTCATTCGGCAGCGTCTTATCTGATTTTGGTAGTCAATTTAGCAAAGAGTTTAAGATAGGTATATTCGAAGCTTTTGGTAAAATACCTAAAGGCTTGGGAGAAATAGATACTAGAGGATTATCGACAATAACAGAGGCTGGTAAAAGTATACAAGATTTTGAATCTGTTATAGGTAAAGCTGCATACGTAGTAGCTCAGTTCGGTAGGAGTTGGAACTCTGTTATGTCAGAGATAGCTTTTACTGGAACCGCTACTTCTGAAACCTTAAGCAAAGCTTTTGGCAAACTTGGGGGTGTATTAGGTAAAACAGGTCTAGTTGTAGGAACTAAGATACCCGTGTTAGGTCAAATTATACAAGCAGCAGCCACTGGAGCTCAAGCGGGCGAGGGCGCGTTTCTTGAGTTAGGTAAATTATTTGGTATACCAGCGGAAGCTTTGGCTAAGTGGAGTAAAGAAAATACTAGCTTTGTTAAGTCCATTGCGCCTTTGGCAGGATCTATATTAGCTTTAATACCTATATCTGGAAAAGCTTCTGATTCTATAAAGAAACTGGCTTTTTCTGCTACACAATATGAAAAATCTTTGTCTCCTATAAGAAGACAACTGAGTGGCCAGTTGTCTGAAATTAACCAATTAGCTAATTCATACGATAATTTACAAAAAGCAATAGATAAGGCTAATATGGCTAGTCAGCCAGAAGCCGTGGCTGAATCTATACGTAGGGAGGAATTTGTTAGTCCGTTATTAGAAATAGCAAAAGCATCTAAGGGCGCAAAGGAATTTGGTAATAATTTATCTAAGGTTAATCTTTCTATGGTGGATAGCTTTGATCAGTTCGGTAATGCTATTATAAAACCCACTGCAAATTTGAAGGAATACTTTAGGGTATTAAAAGCCGCGAAAATACAAGAAATAGCGGAAACTGAAATATCAGCATTGGAAAAATTCTCTGAAGAACTTACTAATGCCGGGACTGTGTCAGCGAAATTTAGATCGGAACTGAAGAAATTTGTCAAAGAAATACCCGCAATAGGACCTATATTGTCCAAACAGATCCAAATTTCTCCTGCACAGGAATTAAGAGAAGCGGTGGATGCTGTTAATAAGATATTGGAAAGAGGAGCTGAATTTCCCATGACTACAGCATTCGATGAGTTATTTCAGAGATATAATAAAGATTTAGAAGAAGCAAGAGAAAGATATAGAGAATTTTTTGCAGATTTCAAAAGAATATTGTCGGAAATTAGTACTGGTGACTTATCCGTAGCTCAAGTACGTGGACTGTTAGATAGAGAAACTTTGCAGCCCGCATTCGAATTAATGACTGAATTTGAAGAGAGGTTAAAAACCTTTGCGGACGCTGGAAAACTTGATTGGGAAGATATTTTAGGAATAGAAATATTAAAGAAATTGAAACCAGAAGTAACTTTTGATTATGCTGCGCCGCTTACAAAAGATTTATTTAGGCAAGCTGGAATAATACAGAGATCTCAAAAGGCTTTTGCTGGGGATATAGTGTTATTTAGTGACGAAATAGAAAAACAATTTGATATAGCTGGTGATCAGGGTATATTAAAATATAGAGAGGGATTAGGATTTTTTGTAGAAGGTATAGATAAGGAACTAAGAACAGTTAGAGAAATCCCGTTTGATACAGTAAGCCAGTTTGTTGATTCTATTTTTCCAGCTCAGAAGATCTCCGAAGGTGTACAAGAAAATGTAGATATTCTGAGAGAGTCTTTGGTAGGTGCGGCGGCTGGTATGATAGGTATCGCTGATAAAGAATTTAGGCGTGAATTTGGATTGGGACCTAGATTTTTTGAACAAATACCGACAGAAACTTTGATACAGACCCCTGGAGGATTCGATCTAGGTGGTAGGGCATTTGGCCCTCAGCCATTTAAAGCAGAATTTGCCGGTATAGAGGGTGGATTTCAAACTATAGTTAGAGATTTCTTTGTGAAGCCGTTGGAGCAGCTCGAGCAGTTAGTAGAGGAACCAAAGAGAAGGCTAGATGCTGGAGTAGGGTTTATACAAGGCCTTGAGAATGAAATACAGAGATTTGGTACTACTATAAAAAATAACCAAGTGGTGGTTCAATATATAGCTGCTTTTGTAGACTTGAATAAATCACTAGCCGAGTCCACAAGGTTATTGAATGAAAACATAGCTGTAGAAAGAGCACGTAATGAATATCTTAAAGAAACTGCTGGTTTACTGGCAGGATTGCCAGAGTCTTTTTCCGATATAAATCTAGGCATACGTAATTTCTTTGATTTAACAAGTCAACAAAGATTACTATTGGAAGAGCAGGCTTTACCGCCTAGAGAGAGAACATTTACTAGGTTGAGAGGTAGAGTAGCCGAAGAAGATATTAGAAGGCAATCACTTGCTGGAGAATTGGAACGTATAAATAGGACAATAGTACAGATAGGCACCATACGAGAACAAGCCAGAGCAGCTGGTGCTGTGATTCCAAGGGATCAATTAATGAGCATAACCGAATCTATAGCTGCTGGAGGTACTGCACAGCAAGGGTTACAACTAGATCTACAGAAAGATATAAAATCTAACACATCAGATACAGTCACTCGTTTGGACGATATACTAGCGGCTTTGAAAGATCCTAAAGCTGAAGCTAGGGGTGTGCAGTTAGCAAAGCAGATAGGAGAAAGCATTGCGTCTGATATAGAATTACTAAGAAATCCTCGTACTATAGATAGAGTAAATAAAGCTTTGGGATTACCGGTGCTAGAAAGGGGTATAGAATCTCAATTTAATGATTTAGTGAGGTTTAGAAATCTTGCTGAGAAACGTGGCAACACACAGATTATAAAGGCTATTGATGAAACGTTGGCCGAACAGTCTAGAAATCTTATTTCTGCTGCTGGTTTAGGAAGAGCTAGAGGTATAATAGATCCAAGAGCTACTATTGGTGGTGGTATTGTAGAAATAACCAGGAATCTAGAGAACTTAGCGGCAGGCCGTCCATTAGGCCGCTCAATAGCCAGACAACGTATTCCTGAACTAGCATTTATGGGAGGCCAATTTACTGGACAGGACTTAATAAGTAGAGCTTTAGGTGGCGAAGGTCTAGTAGAATTTATACAAAGAATACAAGGTGCTGCTAAGATACCCACTGAAGAGGAATTAGGAGAAGCTCAATTAATTAGAACACTTGGTAGATCTATAGGACCTTCTATAGGAGTAGCGCTTACACCATTTTTGGGACCTGCTGGCATACTTGCGGCGCCAAGAGCTGCAGAGGCAGCAGCTGGGAGAATAGAAGGGGGAAGACTATCAGTACTAGCAGCGTCCCCTGAGTTTAAAGAATTAAATCAATTAATGAATGACCAGAATAAAACAAGTGTTACAAACTCTAAGACTTTACAGAAACTATTTGCAGCATATGGTGGATTCAATGAAATAGCAAGACAAGCTGCTAAAAGACAAGAGAGAGCCTATGATGTACAACTAAGGCAGTTAAATGAGCAGCGCAAAGGACTTGAGGTAAAATTTGAGGCTGGAGATCTAGGTACTGAAGAGTTTAGAAAACAAATGCAACAAGTAGCTTCCGAGATTACAGAAGTAGAAAAAAAGAGAGATGAAGCTGCTAAGACCGCAAGAAAAAGGGCTACTAGAGAAGCTGTTGGTGTAATAGCTTCTGCTACTACTGGATTTGCTAGAGCAGCGGGTATTAGTGAAGACGCATTAACAGCTTTAGGAACCACGGCTGCCGGATCAATAGTGGCATGGAATGCTTGGACTGCTCTGACCGGTGAAGAAATGCCCGAAGCGGTAAAAAAGGCTACTGATTCTTTAAAAGAAATGACCAAAGATATGGAAGATGTAGACTTTAATATTTTTGAAAAAGGCTTATTTGCTTTAGGAAAATATACAGGATTAGGTCTTGGAGCAGCTGGTAGGGCCGGTGCGGCTGCTAGAGGTGTAGAGAAAATGGCGGAGAATCAAGAAGATATATTAACCGCCGAAGAAAAAGATAAAATAAGGAAAGCTAAAGATTTACAAGCCACTAGTGAACAGATAAAGAAAGCTGATGAGTTATTAAAAACAATAAAGAAAGGCGATACTGAAAAGCTCAAAGGCGATGAAAAGGTTATAGATGTCAATAGAGACCAATTAACAACTTTAATAGCTATAGAAGAAAATACGAGAAAATCAGCCGCTGATACAGCAGAACAGGCAACAGAAGCTAAAAAAGAAGCTCCAGTTACATCTATTACTAAAGAACTTAGAAATAAGTTAGATGAGATAAAGCAGGAAAGACTGATAGGTGGTGGAGATACAGCTGCAAAAATAAGGGATTTTCTAGCGGCTGCTACACTAGTTACCGCGGCTGGATATGCCGGTACTAAGACACAATTATCAGCGGAACTGGGGGAAGCAGAAGATAGAGCGGAAAAAATAGGCGAAGCTTTTAATAAATTAGTATCTAGGTTTCCTAAAGAAGTAGAGGGTGCTATAGCTGATCTACAAAAACGTAGGGAGGAGACAGCAGAATCTTTGAGAAGAGCTAAATCACCTACTCAAATAAAATCCTTGTTGTTAGATTCTGAAAAAGCTTATAATGAATTTATTACTCAATTAGAATCAATGGCTTCTGGTATTGGTATGCAACTAAAGGAATCTGGCGAAGTTATAGCAAAAAGCAAAGATCAACTGTATTTGTTAGAGCTTGCTAAAGATATACAATCAGATTTTAGGAACGTTGGAAAAACTATAAGAGACTCTATTACGTCTTTGAAGGTAGATTTAGAATTTGGAACAGATTTAATAGGGGCTACCAAAGGCGTGCCTAAATTTGAAGAAATCCCTATAGGTAAGTTAGAAACGGAACTAACGCCCACAGAAAGGTTAGCAAAAGAGGGTGGAAAAGCATTCCAAGACATGATAGCTACTTTTCAAATATTGAATAGAGTGAGAGCTGAATTACTTGATGCCATAAAAAAGAATGCCGTTAATATATCTGATGCTAATGTTACTTTTTCTAATAGTATAAATGCTCACATAAAAACTATTGAAAGAGAAAAATCTAATATAGACAAAGTAAAAGGTGAGATTGATAGCTTAGATAAGACTGCTAAGGAACAAGTAAGACAGCTTAAAGATATTGGGCCTCCAAAGAAAATGGAGACAGGCTTCTTTATTAATATTTCTAAGTTTTATAAGGATTTGTATAAAAATGTATCTAATTTCTTTAAATCTAAACCAGATATAGATACAGATCAGTTGGGAAGAGATCTTATTGGTAGTTCTTTATCTAATATTAATAAAAAGACCATAGAACTTAGATCAAAAGTAGCGGAATTCAATAAAACCTTGGATATAGGTAAACTTCTAGACAAGAAAAATATTGATGAAGAAATAGCTAAACTAAAGAAATCTCTCGCTCAAACTCAGACTATAGGTAAATCTGCATTGGCTAGATATAGAGAAGTAGCACCTATTAAGCCATTATTTGGTGTATCAGAAGCTGTGAATATTCCAGAGGCTACAAGAGAATATGAATCTGTATCTGCTATTATAGTAAAGGCATCTAGAAAGATGCGTAGGTTGAGGATAGCAATAGATGACTTGGAAAAATTTAAGACTACTCCATTAGGACGAGCTATTATAGGTCTGTCTGAAAAATCTAGGTTGGCAGCAGCGCAGCTAAATCTACAAACAAATGCCCAGGAAAAGTATGTTAATGCTTTGAAGTTTGTCAATACGGAATTAGCCAGGTTAAATCAAATATTAGCTGTAGGAGTTAATCTTAAAAAACTTGCCGGTGATTTCAAGAGTTTGAAGGAAGGGTTAGAAATAGAGAATAAGTTAGCTGCGTTTACTAATGCTTTTAAAGAGGCTATGGATAAAACATTAGGAGGAGCACATCCTGAAGCTCCTGTGATTCCTTCTTTTGATTTGTTACAAGCTGGCGTACCTATGGAAAGAATATTCAATTTGACAAGGGAAGAAGCAGAAAGAGCAGCAATAGTAGGTAGAACAGGAAGAGCCCCTACTTTAGCAGAAGAACAAGAGATAGAATTTAACCGTAGATTACGAGAAAGAGCATACAAACAAGCTAAAGAAGATGAGAAGTTGAATCGCCAGCAAAGTGTTGCTACCAATTTATATAGAAGCGTTGTCGAGGCTCAGCAACGAATAGCTCAGGTAGAGGATCCAAGGCTGAGAAAAAGTATGTTAGATGAGCTAGAGGTAGTAAGACAGGAGTTGTTAAGACAAGCCGGTGAAGCTCCTGCAAGAGGTGAGGAGATAGCTCCTGGTGTATTTGAAAGGATAGGTTATCATCTAGGAACCGTAGGAGAACAAATAAAAGAAGTATTTGAAAAGTACGGTGGTGAAGCGGCGGTATCCAGCTTGCAGACGACTTTCGAACAATCCATGGAAGCTCTTAGATCAGGACTACCAGAGGCTTTTAAACTAGATCCAGTACATGAGCAGTTAGTAAATGCTAATATAACTTTAGAGCAGATAGCTAAGAATACAGCCGAACAACCTGGGTTGATTGCTTCTGTTCTAGGAAAGGTATTTGGCAGCAAAGAGGAAGTAATTAGAAAGGCGGGAAGGGGGACAACAGCTGGCGGTGGAACAACTGGAACATTTCAGATGGGAGGATTCACAGGTATGGTTGATGGTGCTGGAGGACCAAGACAAGATAATCATCCAGTTTTAGTAAGCTCTGGTGAATATGTAGTTCAGCAGCCTGCTGTCAAAAATATAGAAAAAATGTACGGATCTGGAGCCATGGAAGTGATTAACCAGGGCCAATTACCAATAGCGGGATACGGTGGTTTAATGCGCCGTAGATATCCCATGGGAGGAAAAATTCCTTATAGATTTGCTGGCGGCGGATCACCAGAACAAGCTTTTATACAACAACAGTTGGCTATGGGTGTTTCTCCTGAAGAAATAAGAGCGGAGCTTGGTGGTATTAAAACACCGCTTTTTGATCCGGGAGCATTAGTTGCTGGAAGTATAGGTGCTGGTGCTACTACATTAACAGGTCCAACTAAGGTATTAGCAGATATCATCGCAACTAAAGCTTCTAGAATAGGTACTAAGAGCGAAGATATATTTGATGTTGCAGGATCATTTTTAAAGCAACATGTGCTTAGACCAGAATTACCCCCAGTTAATATGCCTAGAGTGACTGGTATTGATGTAAATAGTGTACAAAGAAAAGTTGAAGAAATAGAGAGACAACTTGGGTATGAGCCTACTAAAAAACAACGCAGGCTGCGGGGTATAATGGCTATGCAAGAGTTATATGGACGTGGCGTATCTGGTGTTAGTATGTCAGGAGTACCATCGTTGTTTGGTGTGAGTAGTAAAGTAGCGGAATCGGAGATGGAAGTAGGAGGACGTAAGCCTACTGAATCGGAACAACTATCTCGTGATATAATGGCTTTGGAAGCATTATTTGGGAGTAGCTCCGGAGAATTTTTTGGTGGCGGAATGATAAAGCGCTATCAAGATGGTGGTAAGATGACCATAAATGATTATGTTAAATGGCAAGAAGAAAGTAGTAAATCGGTGCGGACAGAGCCTAAGTCTAGTTCTATCATGGACTTTTTTAGATCGTTATTTAAGAGAAGATCTATGCAATATATGGGAGGGTATCTACCAGAAAGCGCGAAAAAAGCCTATGGTGATAAAATACCATCATTCCAATTTGGAGGCGTAATGCCAGAGGATGGATTGGCGTTTTTGCACAAGAACGAAACAGTCTTTCCAGATAACGAAAATATAGGAGAAAAAATAGCTGATGCTATAGTAAGAAAACTAGAAGAAGTAAAAATAGATTTTAATATACCAACCACAGCTGATTTACCAGAACTTACCATTGGTAATTTGAATGATCTACAAAATATATTAAATGAAGGATTGAATAATGCAGGTACGGTAGGTGCTGCTAGAGGAAACAGCGCAATAGATAGATTTGTAGAAGCTGCGGAGGAAAGATTTACAGTACTAGAACAACAAACATTATCTAACTCCGATAATATAAAAGTGCTGGACAGAAAATCTAATGAATTAGATGATATAAAAACAGATATAGAAACATTAGAATTTAGACTGGAATCAGTGTATAGTAGAACAGACAGGATGGTTGACGTCGCAGCTGATAGATCCTATGTTGATACAGCAATTAATGAAGCTCTTGGCAGATTTGATACTGATAAACTAGCACCAATGAGGGCTGAAATAGGAAGAATTAATATTGCTATATCTCAGTTGAACAACGATCTTAATGATCAGGGAACTATTATGTATAGTAATATTAATAGGTTGGGGATAGCTTAATATGCCATTAGACACATATACGACATTTAGAGATTGGCTAGATGATTTCATAGTTAATTATGATCAGGATGATTATTTTATTCAGGCTCCTGAAGAACAGGATAGGAAGCCGGTTGCAGCATGGATAATAGAAGATGTATTTGAGCTAGCATTCAATTTAGATAATGATACAGGACTAGGTAGTTATTTACCAGGATATGATATAAAATACAGAGACGCTTATCAGATGATACAACTATCATTAGCCACTGAATTGCGGTACGGTAATTTATATGAATGTTATGCGGATGAAAATGGTCTAATAAAATATTATTTGGTTGGTGATGAACCATCGGATGCTGACGAACTATATTCTATAGAAACAAGTGAATTAAAAAAACCAGTGGAAAGAGTTATTGTTATAGGTTATGATCCTCCACCAAGGACATATATAAATACCGAAGATTCATACTATGTTGATGGTGGGTTTAATTTATTTACTTTCGCTGGAGAATATAAAGGACAAGATCCTAATATACCAATTGATACTGTGGGACCTTTATATGATAAAAGAATCCACTCATGGGGAGAAACTTTAGGCCCTGAACTATGTGCTTACTATAGAGAAGGTTATATAGAATATGAAGATCCACAATTTGATCATCAGATTGTATTAGACAAAGCATATGGCGATGGAACTGGTATATATAATAGTAAAAATTGGGAATCCGTATCTACTTATCTGTATAAGATAACGGTACCAGATAATTTTTCTCAGGCTGGTAGTAGGATAGAATTTCATGATAAAACTCCTAGATTTGTAGAATTGGCAAGTATGGGAGAATTGCAACCTAGACAATGGAAAGAGCAAACTGAATATATACCAGACTTGTGTCAAGATCCTGGTGAAGCGGTGGACGATTCATTAGGTGTAGATTTACCAGAAAGTACTAGTAGAAAGTTTTTAGGTGTTAGAGATGTATATATTTATGGATATAAATTAAAATCTATAAAATTAGATTATTACAGAGATGGTAATGATAAAGTAGAGAATAGTTTTGATGGTCAAATAGTTTTAAAAGTGGACGTGGATACCACTACTTCAGAAGCATTTAAGCTTAGTAAGGGTGAAGATTATCAGATAGTACCAAAAAGTAAAGACGATATTTCCCAAGGGTATAAAATAGTATTTGTATCAAATGTACATCCTGATTACTCAGGAAATTTTGGTAATGTAGAAGTTGATTCCAAAGCTAATTTAAGAATAAGTGCGACTAGTATTTATGGTAGAAGAGAATCTGGTAATTTGTTTCATAAAAGTTTTGAGGACCATCCTTTAGAGTCTACCACTGGTTTGTTGAAGGATGGGGTTACAGAAGTGGATAGTAACGAAATATTTCAGGAAACTATATTTCCTGTTGGAGAAGGTAACGCCGGATATGTAGTTAAGAAGGTAGTCGCAGTATACGATTGGGATAATCCATGTGTTGCTTTATATGATGAGGATAATAAAGTAACTAGTGACTGGTTGAATGATGTAAGCGTTACTTTTTATCCAATTTTGAGTTATGATCCTCCAGCTCCGACAGCTATGAATGGAGAACTTTTAGATCAAACAGTTCTTATAGTGGACAGAGATTTTACTACTGTACAGGATATTGAAAATAGCGCTTATATGCTAGCTATGAACGGTCTTGAAAAAGGAGATATAAAGTTGACTCTACCATTTTTAGACGAGGATGGTGTTATAGCTGTATCAGAGGGGTTGTTTAACGTTGTGACAGAAGATCTAGAAGTTAAACAGACAACACATATATTATCGCCTAGATCTGAACCTCCTATACTAGGATCAAAGTATGGCGAGACTGGTGGGGTTATAAATTCAATAGATTATTCATATCAAGATGGTAGTCAATATCTTATAACAGTGAATACTGGTCCAAGATGGTTGGGATCATCTGGATGGGATACATCTTTATATCAAAGTAAAACCGAAAGAGTGCAGATGGAGGGCATTGTTTTAGCTGTAGCTGCAAATAATTTTACATGTACAGTAAAATTAGAACAATTAGGTGTTATTGAATGTATAAATGGTAGTAGAGATATATTAGAAGCAGGAGATAGGGTTAGACTTACAATACACAATAACCCGGTTACAACATAATGGCAACTATATCAGATAGACAAAAAATTAGAGCTAGAGTTATTTTAGGTACGGAAACTTTTGATGGGTTGATGGTACAAACACCGAATGTGGTATCTTTTAATGTTAGAAGAGCTAGAAATCAACCATCAGCTAATTTTTCCGCGAGTTTGCGAATAAAAAATACTGAACTAGACGCTATTGGTCTTGGTGTTATAATAGAAACCCGTGTGTTACCAGGAACTTGGACTAGGATATTTACAGGTGTTGTAGAAAAAGCAGTACTTAATCCCATACGAACTGATGCCTCTATGGTAATGTTGAATATCTCCGGTAGAGATGCTATGAGGATACTAGAAACTCAGAAAATTAATAGAAGAGTAAAAACATACAGGGAAGCTGGTATTCCTCCACAGAGATATGCTGTGGTTAATAGTGTAATAAAACATAATACATCCAAGATAGAAAGGTTTAAGATAAAAATAACAGATCATAGACCTAAGGCTGTTCAAGAATTACCACAGACACCTTTGGAGAATGTTCCAGAAGCATTCAGACTTAGGAAAAATATAGATAGGTCTATAGATTCTCCCACAGAAGGTGGTATAGAAACAACCAAAATACAGGAGTAATAGAGTGATATGGTTACATCTATAAGTGAACTTAACTTACATAGTGAAAACGTGGTGAGATTTACTGCAAGTGTAGGAGATTTAATTCGTCTTTGTCCTCCAGTAGTTTATCCCCCAGAGGGCAAACCCAGTGATGATTCTCCAGCAACACAATATTTGGCGGGGTTTACAATATTAAAGCCTGATTTAGGAGAGTTTGAGGGTATGTTCTCGGGAAGTAATATGTGTGTCAAGTACAGGCATAAGAAAAGCGGTAAACAGATTATACAGTTTGCTTCCATAGGTCTTGGAGACGTCAAGTTTTATGCCGTTATAGATGGAATAACCATTCATGATCATGCTAGTATACCACAAGGTGGACCAGCTTTTGCTACATATTATGTTGAGCCGCCGTCAGTTCCTGTAGAGGAGGGTGGATAAAATGGCTATACAGATACCAAATGATGGCGACTGTAGTTGTTTTATAGTTGGTAATGCGTTTCCCGAGCTAGCTGGTCTTGGTATAATATCTATAAACATAAGGATATCTACAGATATTAATGTTGTAGATGGAGTGGTTTTAACTGGAGCAACTACGGGAGATTTATCTATAAGTGCTTATGCCCCTCTCGGTACTGGAGAAGATTTGGATTGTCCTGGAAAAGCCAGTGTTAGCTATAATTGGGAGAGAAGATTAGTTTGTGAAGATCCCGGTATAATAGTGGCTCATTTTATACCTAGGGCAGGTACAAAAGCGTATGAAGAGGGAGAAACATCTTCACAGATAAGGATGACTAGGTATGCACCAACTACTAATATAGTATTAAACGCATCAGCTAGTAGTGGCCCCACAGCACCAATTATATATATGAGGCACTACGACGGATATGATTTTTATTTTGATGGTAGCCCGATAAAGATAAATCCATCTGCTGGTACTAATTATATGACGTTAACTGTATTTGAAGGTATTATTGAAGGAATACCGTCTGAGTTATATTTGCAAAATTTTACGTGGCAATATGAGCCACCAAATGTACCAACAGTTTCTTATTCTTTTATGTTTTCAATAGCTCAATAAGGAGGAAAAAGAAAGATGACTGCTCCTATAGTTGGAGATCATACACAACATTCATATAAACTTAGGTCGCAGGGGTTGCAGGCAATAGGTCCTGGTATATTTTTTATACAGTCTTTTGGTACTGACCATAGCGTGATACAGATACATACAGCTACTACTACTATATCTGAGTCCAAGGATTTTGCAGGTGCAGATCCCTTAGGACCGCTTGTATCAGCTAATTTTCAACGATTGCCGTATTTTAAAAATGGGGAAGAGGTATTTAGTGGACAGACTGTTGAAAAACCTATTCATTCGGATAACGATACTCCGCAGCATGATAAAGAGGATGATTTTCTTAACCAATTTTAAAAATATTGAAGGAGGGACAATATGATAGAGTTCATAGATTGTGGTTCTTTGTCTATTAGTTTTGATGCTACTGGAAAGGCTTCAGTGTCAATGACTGTTTTACGGGATGATAGTGAATCTATTGACTTTGACTCATATAACAACGGTACTTGGGGCGGCACACATTTTGATCTGGTAACTTTAGCAGCTTCGCAAAAACCCATTGTAGGCGGAGGTTGGTATGAGTGGAATGTTCAATTAGAAGGTGTAGGTAATTAATATGGGTTGTAATTGTGGTAAAAGTAAAAAGAAATCCGTAAAAGATCCTATGGATGTAAAAGGTGGGTATAAATATCTTAAACCACATCAAATAGTTGCTAGGCTAGAGGTTTTTAAAAGAAGGAATTGCAAAGATTGTGAAAAAAGATACAAATGCGACTATAATATGTATTTAAGCTGTAAAGGAAATGTGAAGCCAAAGCTTAAATAGGAGGTATATAATCAATGAAGTCTAGAAAGAGATCGAAAGATGTGATGGGTGGGTATAAGTATTTGCATGCCCATCAAATAAAGGCTAGGTTGGAAGTATTTAAGAAGAATAATTGTAAAGCTTGTAAAATTAAAGACAAATGTGACTATGCTATGTATTTGACATGCAAAGGTAAGAAATAAATTAGGGGGGACTAAGAATGGCTGTTATAATAGGCGGACTAACGACTGTCTCGGTGCAATTTACAGGACAGGGTATTGTTACTGATGGCATTCAATCTATCAACTGGAATGTAAATAGACAACCAAACAGATTATGGGAACTTGGTAATTTCAACCCCTTTAGAACACAAGTATCTAAAACTTTGACAGTAAGCCTCACAACATATGCTGCTAGACCAACAGCTGCATCTAGCGTGGATGGTAATCTTATACAGCCAGTAACACTTACTCCTAGTACTAGTTGTGTAGATAGCACCGCAAAAGCTCATATAATCATTAATGTAGCGGCTTGTGATACTATTGCATCTATAAGTATAGATGAAGAGGATATGTTTCTTACTAGCTATTCTTATTCTAAAGGAGATCCTGTAGGATTTGGTACTGAGAGTTGGTCATTTCAAGCATGGTTGGCTAGTGATGTTACTGGATCTGAATTTATAGATGTTGGAGCCCCCTCATTTATATTACAGGGAAGATCAGATGGTAGTGTCAGTGGTAATGTTGGTACAACTTTCGAACATATGGGTATATTAATGGAGGCAGACGGTCGGGTTACAGGGCAACAAGGAAGTGTTAGTGCCGGATTTCCAGGTATAGGTAACGCTGATGAAACAACTTTAGGACTAATTAATCGCGTTGGGGGTGGTACATTAGAAGCGCCTGGGGAAATAGGGCAATCTAGCGCCAACATTCCGCATAATCCTATTTATATTGGGTAAGGAGATAATTATGGTATTTAGAATTTCAGAAAAATTTAGATTAGAAATACATTGGAATAAGGTTATATATAAACAAGACGGTGTAGCTACTATAGAGGGATGCTATTTAACTGGACCAGTATTAAAAGAAGTATCACAGTTAAATGAAAAAGATGGTATATCTTTGGATTTTGCTAATCAATATAGATTTTTTGTGCCAAGTTATTATATTGCGAATTTGATATGGCAAGGCGTAAAACACACGTCGAATAAAATATTTTTATATAATACAGTTTTGACTAATAAATATGTAAATTCTGTGCCCAAACTTAATAATGATGATTACATAGTAGTAGATACTAAAAATCATGAGGACGAAAAACATCAGCGCAACTTAACTTATCCTTCATATTTAATAAAATATGATGGAGAAATTTATAATTTTGCGGAGTATAAATAATGCCAAGATACCCCAATAATAATTGCAGAGCTTATATAGTGAATGGTAATTTACCAGAACATAAAATTAAAGAGTGTGTATCTACTATAATAGACAGTAGTGCTTTATCTAATATACAGAATTATTTTCCGTGGGTAGGAATTGAAGATTTTCATTATTATCATTTTAAATGCCCTTATTCTACAGAAGCAAACGTGCATTATGTTAGAGGAAGTGATTTTCTAATAAATAATGTAGAGAATGAAGCAGTTAGTCATACATTAACGAGTGGGTTGATGATAAGACATTCTAGGGGAAATAAACATGGATGGATGTGCGTGGACCCTATATGTCCATATTATAATGGGACTGCCAGTGGATCTAATGCTGGTACACCATATTTTTATATTTAGGAGGAGCTTAGGCTATGGTTACAAATATTACAGTTTATGATTTGGAGAATTATCCTGACAATAACAAAACTGTAACTACTGATCATAAACAACTAGTGCCGGTTGGTTATGAAGGTGATGAGCAGTGGGTATTGTCATTTACTACAACAGCTTTTAGTGATAACACTAATAGCACGGCTATACAAGATATTTATGTGCAGGAAATAAAGGCTGGTTGGATTAAAAGTTCTGGACTAGTTGGTACTGGTGGTAAATTCGATATCACCAATTCTAATAAAGTTTTGGGCATTAAAATGGATGCTAGCAGTGGATGGTATTATATTACATTAGATACTGGTAATAATATCGGAGGCGATACTATAGCCGCTGATATGGAGGAAAAAATAAGAGCTATACCAGATTCTGCATTGTGGAATGCTAATGATGATTCACTAGCGTATTTAAATGCATCGGTAGAATACACTAATGGTCATTTTGAGATTATATCTGGGACTGTATCTTCTTTTTATACGGGAGCTAACAGATCATCCGTAAAAGTTACATCATCCGGAGCTGACACATTGTATAAGGATTTGGGATTTAATTTATCAGTGGATAGTCAGACAATAGCCGGTACAGCTATAAATGAGTCGCTTATTAATTCTAATTACACTGTAGGCGGTACTACAGTTTCAGTGTCAAATCTAGCCGATGTTCAGGCTGGTGACGCGGTTGCTATAACAGATGGCACAAATATTGATTATTTTATAACACAATCTGGTACTAGTAGCAGTAGTTTGGTTGTAACTAGTGGTGTTATAACTAATAGTTATACCAGCGGAGAAGCTAAAGTGCAGATACTTAAATTGCAAGATCCAGAACAAGAACCCGCACCTATATATGGTGATATAGATAGCATTACTAGGTGGGGCATAAAGAGCGTGGTTAATCAGGTGGACTTCAGTTCTTAAATAATATCAATAACTTAGAGGTAATTATGAATGTATTATGGAATGAAAAAGAGGTAGAATTTTTAAAAAATAATTATAGTAACATGTATTATAAAGAAATAGCTAAGATGTTAGGGAGATCTTGTAAATCTATTAGTCGTAAAGCAGAAAATTTAGGACTAATTAAAAGGGATACTAAAGTTTGGAGTGACTACGAAGTAAAATATTTAATAGAAAATTATAATATAATTCCACCTATTAAGATAGCTAAATATTTGGACAGAACTTATCAGTCTGTGACTTTAAAGGCACATATTCTAGGATTAAAAGTTGATTATAGATATTATGAACCGAATTATAATGAAGAATTTTTTGATGTATGGTCAAATGAATTAGCTTGGTTGGTAGGAATAGTTTTATCAGACGGGCATGTATCAGATCCTAATAATGGTAGACTTGTTAGAGTAAAAATGTGCGATAGGGATGTTATAGAAAAAATAAAAGAAATGACTAATCACACTGGAGAAATGGGCGTATTTACACCTACTAATCCTAAATGGTCTACTTCCTATATCGTTGAGTTTTGGGGTAATAAAGTTTGGCAATTTTTTACTGATCTTGGTATGGACAATCATAAGTCGTATAATGCTACTTTTCCAATTGTTCTATATAAGTATATTTCTCACGTTATTCGAGGCGTTTTTGACGGAGATGGGTCTATATGTTTAAGCAAAAACACTTGTTATCCTTTTGCACGTGTATGTGGCACGAAAGGTGTCACAGATTTTATAGCCGCATATATGGGATTGCATCATACATCACATCCTAACAGTGACGTGAACATTACTGTTCAGTACCCAGGCAATGACGCTGTATCGTTTTTAAAATATATATATGAGAATTCAACTAAAGGCACTCGTATGGATAGGAAGTATAATAAGTATTTAAAAATTTTGAAAAAATGGTGGGGGTAAATTAAAATCGCCGAATTTTATGTACATAACTCACTTAACCCACATAAGACAGTCAAGTTCAATATAACTCTAAGATATTTCGTTATAGTTGGTGAACGTGGCGAACATATGTGGACTTTAGAAATAGGCACAACACACCCAGATATAAACGGTAACGATATATCTCCGGCTAGGGTGCATAGGATAAGTGTAGATAATTTAGATGAGATTATAGAAAATTCAGTAGCATCTCTATGCGCTCAAATAGATTGGTCTCCACTAGTAGATGATACTACAGCGCCCTATGTATCTGAAACGATACCTGATAATGGAGATACTGAAACTAATATAGGAACCGATGTATTTATTACTATAAAGGATATGTTACCATCGGCGGGAATAGATTTATCTAATATGAAGGTATTTTTAAATAATGGTACACAAACTTTTGATATAACATCAGAGATTGATGTTGTAGGTGATCCTTATGAATATGAACTAAGATGGTCTCCACCACTAAGAGTTTATGATAGATATGAATAATCAAGGAGTATTTTTATGGGCAGTGAAAATATTAAATTAAGAAAAAGGAATTTTACAGTAGTAGATGGGTATTTCTATACTATAGACGAAGATCAAGATAATTTGTTGCAGAAAACCGATGATGGTAACACTTCATTTTCTTATCCATTAGATACGGCTTTAGGTGCCGCTGAGGATATTTATAGTTTAGAACATGACGGTGTTTATTTTTGGTCTTTAGGATATAGTAGTGCCACAGCTAGAATACTAAGAAGATGGAAAGTAGATAATTTTGTATGTAAGCTACAACAAAGCATCACTCTTAATAGCGCAAATTATCCAGGTCATAATTTTGATTCTCAGGCGTTTTCTATAGAACACTATCACGATACTTTACCTAATCCTGTTTCTAGTGGTTCATCATCTATAGGCCTTACTACATATTCTGGTCATTCATCTCTTTATGCTGGACTTACGCTTCATTTAGGACCGAATACTAATGGAGACGAAGAAGACGTAGTTATAAATACTATAACTGCTGGAGGAGCTACACTAAATAATCCTGTGCAGCATGATTATCTAGCAGCGGATGATGTGAATTATTACACAAATATATGGGTATTTAACGATTATAATGGACTTAGTTCTAATGTGGGGGCTTTATATAAATTTGATCGCACAGGAGCTTATGTGTCTAAAGAGGCTAGTGGTGCTTATTTAGATGTACAAGCAGCTACCTTCTTTAAGGTGGATTCTTTTTCCGAGTTTGGTCCTGTGGATACGTTAGCTTATGTTAAAAATAGTAACACATTGTTTATAAATGTTTTAGATGTTAGTTTACCTTTCTATGGATCTATGGTTATGGAAAATATACAAAGTGATGAAGCTACTATTTTACCCGTTTATGATTTAGCAATGTATGGTGATAATGTTTATAGATTACAGAAAGGCCCAGACGGCGGCGGCGGAGAGACGTGGTCCAATTATAGTTATGAGTTGTCATCTCTTACAGGTTTTGTAACTTCTATAGCTTTATCCGCCGATCCAGCTATTATCGCTGCAAATTTGTCTAGTACTTCTACTATAACTGCTACAGTTAGAGATCAGTTTTGGGAGCCTATAGCTAGTCGTGCAGTTACTTATAGCGTTAGTGATCCAGGAGGTGGCACTGATGCTACAATTATATCACCAAATCCAAAAAATACTAATTCGGAAGGTGTATCTAGCGCAATTTTATTGTCTGGAAATGCTGCTAGCGAAGTTACGGTTACTGCCGTTGTAGAACAGAGTTAAGGAGAATTTTAAATGGCTTATGAGAACATAAGATTTAGAAAACCAAATATGACCATAGCCAATGGATATTTTTATATGTTCGATGAGTCTAATGATATGTTAATTGAAAAGATAGATGATGGTGACACATCATTTAGTTATCCTTCAACAGCGGATATTAGTGCAAATGTTATTCAAGATAGTTTTGATATAGATGGTCCATTAAATGATGAATATTGGAATGTGAATGGTCCTGGTGTTGTAGCCAATAGTGGCAAAGTTAGATTATCTGTTCCAGGCGTAGATAGTAGATTTGATGGGATAAATAAAATAGTTATACCAGGTAATTTTGATATTCGTGTAGATTTTGATATTATAAGTGGCCCTAGTACTAATTCATGGGGATTTTTTATACGCGCTCAGTATGCTGATGGTAGTAGGATCATGCAAATTGTTAGGGCGTATAATGGCAGCGCGCATAGATACTATAGACAGTATTGGAATGGGTCTTCTTGGGTAGATTATAGTGATGTACTTACTTCAGATACGTCTGGAAAATTACGTATAACTAGATCTGGAAACACATTTAATTTTTATTATTGGAATGGAACTTCTTGGTCCAATGTAGGAGGTGGTTTAACATATGCATTAAACCATGATTTATATCCTGTTGTTGCAATAGGGAGGTGGGGCGGTCTTCCAGCAGCTACTGTTGACACAGATAATTTTTATTCATCTGTTCCTCTTGGTGATATAACTCAAACACATTATGATGGGTCTAATTTTTGGACATTATATGACAATTCTTCAGCGGGGTTTACAGCTCGTAGATGGAGAATAGAAAATAAATCTGTAGTAGATCTTAAAGATACATTTATCTATGCTAGTAATAGTTCTAATACTTATAATTCCGACGCATTTGGAGTGGAGCATTATATTACCGAGTTCGGATGCACTGTCAGTGGTGGTAATACTTCTTTATGTTTGGATGAATATTATGATACAGTTGTTTCATCAGGTATAACACTGACACTAGGCCCTAACGAAGACGGTGAGATAGAAGATGTAACTGTTAGTGATATATCTGGAACGGATGTTATTATAACTAGTGGTACGCAGTACACATATAATGTGGGAGATCAGATCAGTTTTTATAAGAGTTTATTTGTATTTAATAATTACGACGGACTTAGTAGTGCGAGAGGAACTCTGTTTAGATTCGATGCTTATACAGGGGATTACATTAGTTCTGATGCTGATGCGGACTATAAAAATGTAGACGCAGCTGTTTTCGCTAGAATACAAAATGCTATTCAAGATTATCCTGATGCACATACTCTATTGTATATTAAAGATACAAATGCAAAATTACGTAATATGTCTGATCTATTAGCTGTTGCTGAAGCATCCACTGTAAATGATGATTTCAGCGGGAATAATTTTGATCCGCCTAACACTACTAGATGGACAAATATAGTCGGTAGTTCTTTTATATGGGATAACAAGCTAAAACTAGATAGTGGTAATGACGAAACACGATCAAATTATTACTTACTCGGCGATTTCGATGTTCAAATTAGTGGTACTATTGACGCTTATAATCCTACGTTATCTGGATCATTCGGAGAGACTTATCATTACATGGACGTGTTTTTTCCTAGTCAGTCAAATGACCATGTTTCTATAGGTTATTATACTGCATCTGGGGTATCTAATCATAGTATTAAGTTCCAATATAATGGTGCTGATGAACAATCCGATGCTGTTGGTAATATTCATAATTATTTTTTAAGAATTACTAGAAGTGGTGATGACATGAATTTTTATTACAAGACTGTAGTATCTGGTGTACCCGATGTTAATTGGACTAGTTTAGGTAACTATACCATGTTTACTAATGATTGTAAAGTAGAACTTGGGGTTCAGTCGGGAGGGCCTACAGCATCTGGTATATTTTTTGATGATCTTATATATAATTCAGGGAGAATTGTTTATATTGCAGCTACTGTTCCTTATTACGGTATTGCTAATATGGATAATATAAGGGCTAATCAGATTGACATAATACCAGTATACGATGTGGCAGTGCAAAACAGGACTCTTTACAGATTACAAGATGAAGGCACTTATTATGGTGTGAACAATGATTGGGGGTCTCAATATAATTATCAAGTGACCCCGCTAAGATCTTTTTTAGATTCAATAACAGTTACTGCTTATCCAGTTATTTTACCAGCTAATGGTAGAAATATAGCAGAAGTTGATGCGGTCGTATTGGATCAATATGGTAATGGAGTAATATTTAAACCAGTGACGTGGACAGATACAGATGCACATGGATATACGACTATAAATCCAGCGTATACCGACATATTTTTTGGAACTGGAAAGGCTGTGACATATTATAGAGCTGGTTTAGTACCTCATACAGTAACCGTAGAGGGTACAGCTACCCAGTATGATTAAAGGAGTAATTAATGACTTACGAGAATGTTGAATTTGCTAAACCTAATTTCTGTATAGGACCAAAGTCCGACAATTATGCCAGTATAGATCATACATCTGGTGCGAATGGTATTTTAAGATTCAAAAATAGTACTGGAACTCTTGTAAGGTCTTACAGTCTTGATACTGGTGTATTGGAAATAAGATCTATAGAATATCCTGGTCCAAGAAATGTGTCACCAGCTTATGCAGATTTTGTAGACGATATGTTTCCCTTTTTTACTTTAGAAAGAAATAGTAGTTCTACTTGTACTATTAGAGAGTGGAGATTAGATAGTACACTTAATAATTTAAATTTGGAAAACACTATTACTAAAACGTTAGCTCATCCATATTATTATAATTGCTGGGATATGTCAGTGGAGTATTATCTGAGAGAATTTGATGGGGCTACTACTACTGGAACAGGTAGAATAAAGATTAACACATATGATAATGTGGAAATAGGCGATAGATTATTATTAGGTCCTAGCTCTGATGTTACTGATCTTAATGGTATGGAATGGGTGGAAGTAACAAGTATTTCCGGTGGATGGGTTTACATAGATAGTTTAACTTCTAGTGGTGCTATAGCTCCGATCAATGAATATCAAGATGAGGATGATATAACTTATACTAAAGCTATTTATTTGTTTAGTGACGTTGGATATAATTCTAATACGATCAAAGGATCAATTTATAAATTACATCCATACACTGGCGCAGTTTTGGGTCACCACGAAAGTGCTTTATATATGTCAAATACCCAACCTAGTAGATTTTCGGCTACTGCATGGAGTGTGGATTATGATGCTATAGGCATGGTCAGGGGTTCAAATTTACTTTATGTGAATCCAAACGATAATTATAATATATTAAAATCTCAAGCTCTAACTAATATAGACGATGATGATGTTACCCTTTTACCAGTATATGATTTGGTGTTTGATAATTCTGCAATTTATAGATTACAAAATAAAATAACTCTTAGAGATAATAATGGTAACAAAACTACTACTTCGTGGAGCACA